ACCTGGCGTATCTAATCGATCGCTCCGTTGGAATAAACTCCTCATAAGAGGCACTAATCGGAGTTGACGTACCATACTTAGCTTCAATTAGTAGCGTCAGGTTGTTCTGGTTGACCGGGCCACCCCAGGTACGATTTTGCGCCTCAGCAGACCCCCAAGTGAATGTGGCATTAGCCCACGTCATCGTAGTATCAATCTGAGTTACCTGAGCAAGTGTTGTAACGATAGTCCTATACGTGGCACCAAGATCAATCTCTGGCGTCTCATATGTGCCAGAGTACGGTGATGTGGAATCGTTAAGCTGAAGGTACTCAGTTGGCCCAATGCTGCCAACATCCATGTTGACTCGTACGCCATTCCAGCTCTTGATAGCAAAGTCTCCAGCACCCGCTATGTATGCTCCGTTGCCAACAGAGCCACTAAGTTGGAAGGTCGTAGATGTGACTCCTGCAATAGTCCGTCTACCATTCGCGGCCGTGTTGCCAAGCACACCATAAACTGTAATCACATCCCCATTGGAATAGCCATGATTACCAGCGGTCGTAATTACAATCGGCGTAGCATTGGTTGCATCGTTAATTCCAATAGAAGCTAAGACCTGCTCATTGCGAGTGAGAATAAGATTAGCGTCTAGCTTTGGATCAATAGAGATCGCCACTGACGTAGCGTTGAGTGAGTAGATTCCACTTGAGTTCTTTGCCTTAATCAAAAACGTCTGGGTAAAGGCAGTGACCGTATCAGCGAAGAACAAGCTAGTTTCATATGATACAGATGTCCAATCCGTAACAACCACAACACCTGAATCCCAGTTAGCACCTGTACGGATCTCATAGACTGTGCTTGTTTCAAGCACCGAATTCCATGAATGAACAAGTGTATCACCAACACGAGACACCTGATACCCGGTAACGTCAGGTGGGCGAGTAGTAGAGCCGAGAATCTTGAGACTTACTCGTGGAGTAACTTCTGGAGACTTACGTACTCCAAAAATAGAGACAGGAGTTACAGTAACCTCGTATGTTTCGTTCCTTAGTAAATCACCGTCAACACGAACGTAGTTGCCCTTTACCGCGCTTGTACGAGGACTCTGAGGAAATGTCGACGATCCTAGTGTACGAATCCAAACAAGATACCCAGCAAGGATAGGACTAGCAGGTGGCGTCCAAGAAACGTCAAGAGCAAATTCAAGTGAACCATCCTGGAGCTGTATCACTCGTTCTGTAGCAGACAGGTTAGTAACGTCAGGAGGAGGAAGACGAGCATCAAAGCCAACAGAAACAATCTGCTCAGGTAAGGCAACTATTGCATCCGAGAATATAAGCGGGCTATATTCGAGAGCAAAGATTGAGTAAGTGAAGTCATCCTTCTGCGTGATGTCCGTAATTTGCATCTGCCGCATGAGTTGGTTAACTTCGCCAATCGTATAGAAATCACCAGCAACAGGAGTGGTATTAAAAGCACCTGTGGTAGCTACTATTGTAGTAATACCAGAATTGTTAAGTAAAGTTCTCTCTTCAAACGTACCTGGAATTGTATGCCAAACACGAACATAGTACAGTTTGCCAGCCTCAATAACAATCTCACGGTCTGTAAAGACAGCGGTAGCCGCACCAGACTTCACACGACCGCTATACAGACCCCATAGCACGTTCTCATCAGCCACCTCCACCATATCACTTGGAGTGACACGCATGGTAAAGATGTCCGTATCCCAAGAAGCGTAGCGCTTGGACAGCTTACCAGCATTGATTCGTTGATTCGATAGTCTGAGCGCCTGAGATCTACGAGACACTCCAATGTATTCTACGGATTCTTTGATATAGGTAGCCGTATCCGTGACAGCAGGATCAATCGCAGTGATTACATTCTCTCTGAAATCTAATATCTTATCAAAGAAATGAGACTCAACGTAGTTGACACGCTCCTTAATTGGTGTGTATCCAACTTTGAGATTATTACAATTACCACCGTTAAACATCATCACAGGAGACAACACAGCATTTGCTTTGACCTCATACGTCCCACTAGTCCGGAACATAGAAGCATTGCCTGTTATAGCAAGATCATACACCCAATCCCAGGCAGGACGCACTTGGTCAATAATGATATCGCACTGAATCCGATCCTCTGAGGATGTAATATTCTCATTAGGTACTTGAATCGAACAGTACGCTCCGTAATCAATAAAAGACTGTGCGTTAATTTCACTGATGTTGATCACTCGAGACAAAGCTGATCTTGGATTTATAAGAAGATCCAAGAGAATCCAAGACATATTCTGGGACCATTGGTAAGTATATGATGTCAGTGTTGTGTACACACGAACTTTTAATGCCTTGCACAGTGCTGTAAAGCTCGGTGGTGTTCCATGGAGCTGATCGGTTGCAATCGCTTTGATCCCTAGCAAAGCTTTACCGACATAAGCAATATCATCATTGATGATCTCATTGAACTCGGAGATTTCAAACACACCACCATCAGTCCCAGGTGGGTCAGCACTGACTCGCTGTACCTCAACTTCATATTTGGCTAGCGCAAGATTTTGAATTCGATAAGAAATCTTGAATGGTGAAGATGTTCTCTCAGTAAGTGTTTTTGTGGTCGTACCAAACCAAATGACAGTGCCTACTTGACGATAACGAACAAGATAAGAAACCGACTTGTTATCGAGACCACTCTTAGAAGAACGAAATAATCCACGAGTAAAATTCAACTTGAACTCTATTTCATGGACATCATTTATTGTTGTGTAAAGAAATGGTGTAGCTTGTGGCACCACAATTTCATACGGGGTAGACAGCACAACTGTATCTTCAAAACCAGGAATGATTGCTTGATGCTTAGTACCAAGACGAACAGAGACTGTAAGCCCACTATACGAAGATGCTGGCGTCCCATTAACAAAGAGAGTGTTTGGAGCAACCTGATCATCTACGTCTTGAGTAAATCCAAGAATGTCCTGCCAGCCACGTTCTCCGCCCTCACCAAGCGCAAGAAGGATAAACAGCTCAGTCTTTCCTTCACTATTGATTACTGTCTTGGCTTGAAGAACATGCCCAGCTACACGCACCTCTCCATAGCAGAGCATAATAGGTGTACCATTACGTGTAGTGTTTTCAGGTGTATCAAAGCTATAGTGTGGAGAATCCTTACCACTCCTCGGCTTTCTCGGCGAGCCGATAATAGCCTGAATTAAAAAATTCAGTCCGATACCAATCGCAGTAAGAATAATGAACTTCACAACCACAACAGTAGTTAGCCCAGGGATCGTAGGCACTACACGATAGATCAGCTCGTCACCTGGCGCGACATATGTCGTATGTAATTGCTCATCATTTAGCTCAACATTGTTCAACGTGATTTGGACAACCACATCAGAATTAACCAAGTCTTCGGGCAGCAGCTCGTAGACAGTCTTACCCATGCAATCTTCATGGCGAAGAAAGTAGACTCGTTCTGACTCAGTAGGAGAAATTCTCTCCTTACACTGAATCAATGACTTGCAATCCAATTCGTTCATAGCATCCAGCAATTTTATTTCTTACTGCGTACCAACGAAAAAGATAGGTGCCAGCGTACTGATCGGTATTGAGTACGTAGCTACTATCAATGCACACCATAAGATGGTTTGGATACTTCGTCGTACCAATTTTGGCTGACATAACACAGCCAGCTCGAGGAGTAACAATAGGAGCAAAATCAATTGCATTTTCCTCTATAAGATTATACGTGGTGTACCAAAGCTTGTCGTAAGGCGGAACGTATGGGCGTAACGGCAATCCAAGCATCTCGTAGAATACGAGTACAAGACCATAGCAATCAAGGCCCTCTTCTCTTCTTCTTCCAAGGTGTTTATAAGGGATATTAAGTAGCTGTGTCGAGATATCCCTTATCCTCTGCCGTGTCACGACCATAATATAAGCGGCTTATAAAATGATCGGTCCTTTCAAGATTCCAGGAGCACCACCATAGCGTCTTGAATTGTCGTGCGCCCTACATCCATTAGTCCCATCTAGTACGTTATCACAAGTGGCCAGACCACCAGAAAGCAATCGGAAGTAATCAAACTTTGCGGTGAAGTCAGTTGTACGAGCAGCAGAGTTTGTACAAGCTGCTAATCCAATACGAAGAGGTACGTTGTTTAAGTCCTCTACAGTAGTTGATCCATTTTTCACCCATGCTACAGCATCGCTTGGTCTTGTATAGAAGTTAAAAACTTCATTGATCTTCTCTATCTTCAGCAGTTTGTCTGAGCCAGCTAAAACGTCAAAGATCGTATCCTCAGTGAATCCGTCTGTACACTTGCTCGCAACGATATGGTTCACTCCCATCTTGTACTGCTTCCTAAAGTGCAGCCATACCGACGGAGTATCAGATCCATCCTTAGCAATCAAGTATCCCTCAGATTCTTCAGACTCGTTTCCATCACCACTCGTATCAAGCTCAAATGTAAAATTAGTTGCGGCAAATTTCTTGTACAACCATGGAGCAGTTTGAGCACCTGGGTTCCACCTAAAATTAGCGATTGATTTTAACTTTACAGAATAGTAGTTTCCATTGGTAATATGAATATCCGCAAATACTATATCAGTGCTGCCAAAATTACGTGCGAACCAGCCCTGAATCTTTTTATCGCCGTCACCGCCCGTCTTGATATCCATTTTCTCAAGGCCCTCGAACTCGCTCCTACCGTAATCACACTGCCCGACAGAACGATAAACATGCTCACATCTGGCATCATGCCAAATGTTGTACGGAAGCTGGTACTTGAAAAGGTTCTCTTGACCAACATCCAAAACAAAAAATGCTCCACCAGGAGTGGACTCTGCCTTGAGAATCTGATATGTCTCCGTAGTAGCCAATACCACGTCAGCCTGAGATAGAAGCCCAGTAGAGGATAGAGCATTGACGTTAATCAATGCAAGGCCAGCTATACCAACAGTTGGCGTTACCACAGTTGGCGTTAAAGCTATAACGTTTATCTGTGCAAAACCAGCCGTACCTACTTGAACGAGCTGCTGAATCTGAAAATATTTTCGGGTATAGAAAATACGATAGGGATCTTGCGCCAATTCTACAATGCTGTTGTCATGCATTGCGTAGTTGTACAGCAAGACCAAATGTATTTTTCCATCCCAGAAGTGCCCAGTAGTAGCGCTGTTCCTTCCGCCTATACGAATAGACACTGGATCTGGATCAAGCGGTGCATTTGGTGTCTGACTTGTAGAGCCTGCTTCTATTCCGTCAATAAACAGCTTTGTTGCCGTACCATTGAACGTACCAACAAGAAATCGTTTGGCTCCAGCAGAAAAGTACGAAGCATCACTTTGTCCGTTGCGAAGACCATCGCTAACGTAGGGAGCAAACCTAAAGGTGTCTGCCGTGCTTCCAAGCCCAAGCAAGAAAGAATTGTTAGTCCCGTCCCACTTTGACACCGCAGTTGATAGTGTGTGCCCAGCGGTATCATAAACACAAAGACAAGCTACTGTAATATTGGGCACATTGAAGATTGGATTGTACGGGATATCAATATACGTTGTTGTCGATCGGTTGAAATCAACACACCAACCGTCTTCATCTTGTGCCCATGCTGCACTACCGTTTAACGTGCCAACACCCTTATTTAGGCCATAATCAAACGCAAAGCCATACCCTTCATTGATAGGGACAGCAAGAATGAGTCCTTTCGCAAGGGGGTCTGCCCAGTTGATCCTTGGTATCTTAGGTTTGGCCACGGTTCAAGAAGATTTTAGTCAAGGTAATGTTATTACCAATTATGTACCCAGACTCGAGGTACGAGGCAATTCTACGATCTATGTTGGCGACAGTAATTTGAAACGTCTTCATTTCTGGCTTAGACGTTTCTTTGATCTCACTGACTGTCACAGGAAAAGGCTGGTACGTCACTCCGCTATAAGTAATCGGGTGAGGATGATTCGTGAACCGCTCAGTAGTCGTCGAGTTGATAACTATGTCAAAGAGGTAACACCAGGCCCCACGTTGATTCAGCTTGTTAGCACCTTCAAGAATCGTAGAAGAAAGTGTTCTCACAATATCTCTTCAAAAACAAGCTGATGAGAATAACTTACTGGAGAGACTTTACGAAAAGTAATCTCGTCTCCCAAGGAGTGAACATTAACCTTTTCATAAGCAGTATTGGTTGTAGGCGGGCTTGAGCCAGAGCCTAATCCATCCGACGAAGCAGGCTTGTCAGGCTCAGTCCAAGAAGCGCCAGACACTGTAATCTCTACCTGAAGAGCCACTGAAGCAGAAATAGCAACATAAAGCCTGGCTATAGTGACATTCGTTGGAAAGCGAGGAGACAGAAAAGTAAATAGTTTGTTAGCCTGTAATGCAAAGGTTCGCACGTCAGACGTTTTAGTCTCACCAAGAGCTGTTACCCATGATAAGGCGTAGTAATATGTTCTCACGCCATAAGCACCAAGTGTCTGGGTGGCTGTGCCAGGTGTGCCAGGAAAGTCTGGTGTGCTAACTGGATCGGCAGGCTTATACACGAACTGCCCAGCAGCACCTACTTGGTACCTAAAGAATGACGCGATCTTTTCTTTGTCGGCTGTAAGCAGCGCTGACCAATTCAGCGTGAATATTCTTTTCGGTTGTATCCAGTATGCACGAGTCTGTACGTAGCCCATCTCAAATGTTGTCTGTTGAGTTTTGTAGACATTAGCTTCAACAAACTCAAACTCAGGAATTACTGTAAATTCTTCAGCCATTATATAAGCCGCTTATTAACGCCTGACTAGAACGACTCTATTCATTTCACCTTCTGCCGATGGTTGTCCGAGTCACCAGATCACCACCAGATCCTGCCTCATTGAATATATCAAGAATCTTCTGCTTGTGCTTAGTGAGCACTGCCAGCGTATCAGCACCATCAAGTGACGATATGTTCAGTTGAACGTTCATTGTCCTCCCAACTGGCAGGGCTGTTCTTGTTGGTAAAGAAGCTTGTAATCTACCACCAGCAGGAATTACAGTACCTGTTGCGATATTAACTTCTTCCCCCGCTGCGTTAATCAGTGTCCCAGGGCCTTCATTGCCACCGCCAAAAAGACCACCTGTTAATAGATTAGCAGCACCAGACACAATTGGTCCGAGAACACTACCAAGTAAGGCACTCACAGCTTGCTTGGCAAGAAAATCAGCAATAGCCTTCTTCAAAGATTCAAGCGTATTGACAACGATGTCTCTAAACTTGTTGAACCTAAACGCCATGATCTCAAGGAACGTATCACTGAACCCACGCTCAAGAGACTGCTCAACAGCCTGGCCAAAGCTTAATAGAGCTGCTTTGGCGTCACCAACAGCTTGAACAAACCCAGCAGCAAAAGTCGTTACACCTGCTACAAGAGCAGCTAAGTTAGGACTATCCTCAAGCTCCTTCAGAATACGAATCGTATCTGTAACGAGCTGCTGAAGTAGCTCAGTAAACTTCCTGCCCTCGGGAGATAAGCTGTAAAGGTCTTCAAGCACACCAAGTAATTTTGGAAAAGCTGCCGCAGCAGACTCAGCATTCTTGGCAGCAGCTTCAAAAGCTGCCGCAGCAGTACTTTTAGCTACCTCAGCAACCGCAGCATAATCCGCTTTGAACTCTTCCGCTACCTTCGATGCTTTACGCTGAAAGTTTTCAAGCTTGGTAATAAAATCAAGAAGCCATTCGGGAACAAACCAAGAGCCTGATAGGGCTTCCTTCAAGTTACCAAAAATCTTAGCTGACAGATCCGTAAGTTTTGAAAGTATAAAGGAAATAAATTCAAGAAACTTAGCACGAATATAGGCAATTGCAGAACCAAGAGCAAATGAAAGATTATATATCGCACGAAGAGATTGAATAACTACAATAAGACCATAGCCAATTAATTTTAATCCATCAATAAGTACTTCTATACTCTGAACTAAAAGTTCAATCACCCCATGAGCTGAACTTAAAAATCCTACTGCACTTGTAATACCAGCCTTGGTTAGCTCAAACACAAACTTAAGGAGCGGAGCCGCTTTCTCACCAATAAGCGCAAGCAGCTTAGCAACCCAGTCATAAAACTTACTAAACTCCAGTGCCGCAGAACCAGAGTAGGTAGCAAGATCCTGAAAGAATCTAATAATTGGCCGAATTGCCAGAACAGTAAGCAGAATGAAAAACGCAGTCCTTAATCGAGCAACCGCACGAAATGTTCTAGCTACTAAATTGGTAACACCGTTGAACAGCCCAGTAATATTTTCCCTAAACCTGAAAATATTTGCTCCAAGAGAATTGACAGACTGTCTAGCCTTACCGGCAGCATTATTAACTGCCGCAGCACCGCGAGCTGCCGCACCACCTATTTTACCAAGCTCCCCAGCAGCAGTATTGGCAGCAGTACCAATCGCCTGCAAAGAAATAACTGCCTGCTGAGAAGTAGTCTGCACAGCAGCAGTCGTTGAAGCAAAGCTCCTCTTGATAGTTCCTGATACATTATTTGAGATCGTAGAAAGAGCACGCATGGCAATAGAGGTCTGTGACACAGCCTGACGAAGCTGCGTCAAGATAGCAACTGCATGCTTACCAAGGGCAGTAAATGCTTGTATCGCAGCAGTCGTAGTTGCTGAGATATTTAGTACGGCAGTTTCCTGAGCTACAGCCATTACTCTTTCTCTTTTTCTTTTTGGATGTCAGCTAAGACTTTTTGAATTGTGCTGAGTATCTGTGAAAAACAAAACGTTTGGTCATACAGGCCCCCTTCAGCGGGCAAGCAATGAAACTGCTCACATGAAGAGTATACCTCTATAGCCAAACGAGTCTGATTCGTCACAAGCCTGCCAGGACAACCAGAATATTTTACCCCATCATATTCAAGCTCCTCAGCAGAAGGTCCGTCACAACCTTTGTATTTCCGTTGCTCGGGGGTGAACTTATCACAGCGATGACAATCTGTTTTGATTGCACCACCGTAAATGAGTACCCCCAATCTCAGTTTTTTATTTCTTCAATGGTAATCTGGTTGATCTCGACAACCCCTTGGAAAAGCTGAAGCAGTGTTCCAAGACCAATACAGTCGAAATTCTCAATTGGATTAGTGTTGTTGAAGACAACTTCAGTACCGTCTTGACGCTTAAAATTGCTCCACCCAACAAGCTTGTCTTTCAGAATGTCAATGAACGAATCAATCGCGTTAAGCTTTCCTTCTTTCGCTGTACTCTGAAGCTGCTCAAATCGAGCGATCTCACGACGAGTGAATGGAAGAAAAAGAAATGTTGTTTGCTGCTCAACAGGAAGCTTACGATCCGAAGGTGTAACGAAAGGAATCGGAGTTTTTGGATCGATAGCAATCGCCATTAGACTTCCTTTTAATAACCCGCTTATATCCCACCTAAGCCGGAGCTACAGTGTTTTGAATCTGATTTCCTTGTTTGACACGTCTTCGGACAGTGGTACATAGAAACCAAGATCGACGGCATTGGTGGAAAGACCGTCTCTATCGCCCTCTTCAACACCAGTAATTTGGACCTGAGCAGCAGGCGCAGTAATTTCAAACTTGTTGCCGGCTGTACTACCAATCAAAATAGTAAGCCCACCGACAGTACCATCTGCAAGACGCCTGGTTTCACTCTTATCAGTAGCTCCCCAATCTACCTCAAGCATCTGCTCAGGATCAATGCTACCAATAAGCTCACGATCCGAAACAAATAAGCTGCGAACACCTGACGTACTGGTAGCATCGTATCGAGGCACAACCGTATTACCGATATCAATTACTGCCGTCTTGATAAGCACGGTACCAGAAGTCATATCCTGGAACGTAAACGTACTAAGCTCAAAAAGAGGCGGAATGTTTGCATCGAACCCAGCACCAAGAGCAGGGTATGCTGCATCAGCAGGAGGTTCGTAAATCCCAGTGAACTCCCATTCCCACTTGGCAATACCACCAGACTCAGCCGTAAGCTTTCCAGTTCCACGACAACCACGAGCCTTCTTGACTACACCGTCTTCGTATACCCAAATAGTAAGGCTAACGTTTCCTTGCGCGGCCCCATAAGTAGCCGCGTTAGTCACGGGATCATATTGAACGCTCACAGTAGCATTAACCGTAGGCTTGAATCCACAGCCGCGCATGAAAATTGCCCATGCGGACTCAGAATCAACAGTTCCAGCTCCAACTACCTCAGTCGAGAAAGTAATTGTCACGAGCTTCATGCCAATCACAGAAATCTTACGCGCAAACGAAGTGACGTTGAGCTGGCGAGGAATTACAGTAGGGTTTATCTTATACTTACAATCATAGACAAGATACTTGGCATGAGACGCCAAGATACTAACCATTGTTCCCTCAGTGACCTCTTCAGCTACAGCAATAGTTTGTTTTCTTCTGAGAAGCGGCATAGCTCACCTTTCACTTCGTATAAGGATCGCCAATTCTGTGCCTGTATAGAATCTCTACTCCAATACGGAACCCACCAAGAGGCATAGCCATTTCTGAAATGTACAGCTCATTATCCACAGCCGTAGTATCTATCGCAAACCCACCCCTGGTTTGATCGAGGTATAATGACTTCTCAATTTCAGCCATGCCAATCAAAACTTCCTTGGCAAAATTTTCTGTGTGATGCATCCAAGTGATTATTTCAACTCTTAGCTTACATTGTGTGAACTGCGCCGGATCGCCATCTGTCTTGCTTTCTGTTGAATCGACTACCAAAGAAAACGGATAGTCAGTCATTTCAAACGGATTTTGCGGAACCCGAAAGACTTGCTTTATATCAAAGGCATACCCGCTGACTACCGTAATATTTCCTACAACAGTAGCGATATTTGAAACAATCTTCTCCCGTACTGAATCAGCCACGCCACACCCTCTTTACCAAATCAGATACCATTGCTGGTGCGACAGTATCCATGGTGAAATCACGAGAAATACCTTCGTAATCAATCCTCTTTGGAACAAAGACATGTTTACGAAGGAAGTGCGTTACAGTCCCTACAGCCTGTGGTTGAGCAAGCAAGTCATTAGAAGATCCACGATCATCAACAAGAACCGCTCCAGAATGACCTTTAACGAGCTTCAGAAGAGGGCTAATAGGCTTGCCATAGCGAAGCTCGGCAGCATATGAGCTTCCAACGGGTATGGCCAGCGCTCGCTTTATACGAGGAACTATGCGCCCTCCATGCATATGCACGCGAATACCTGGATGGTCAGAGGTAACAAGAATGGAAGATTTATCCTTTGCGAATAAGGTTTTGTTTTTGAGGCTAAGGATAAGTCTTCCACTATCAATTCTTACACCAGGTCGCCCAGTCAGTGCATCAAGTATAAGCCGTTGCTCAGCAAGAGCAGACAGCTTACGCATGACATTGTAGACAAGCCGAGGAAGTTTATTCGCAAAGCGAACAGCAGCACGAATCTTTTTAGCAAGATCTTTAATGTCTACCACGAGCTTATCACGGGTCTTACTAGGCATAGGAAGCCATTCTCAGATGCCCATCAAGCACCGCCTTGACATCTGGCAGAAACTGATCTCTTGTGATAAAAGAAACAGTTGCACCACCAATCGTGGCATTGATTGTATTCGGATGCCCTTTACGAAGCCACCGCGCTGCACACTCTATTGCTGCCGCACCAGTTATGTCAGGATAAGCTGTTTTAAAAGCTGCTTCGGTAGCGGCCATTCCACCAACATAAACTACCTTGAGCATGCCTGCACCACAGACAAGAGAAGTCTTGTCAATCGTCAGACAGCCACTAACAAGATCAATGTAGTAGTCGGTTGCGTCAATAAGACTGCCCGACGCAAATACCCTATCGTAGTCATTGTGTACGGACGTTATAGAAGTAATAGGGTACGCTTTAAGAAAAAACTTCCACTGCCCATCTTCTACATTCAACTGCTCAGTATAAGTAATTACCTGGGCTTTTCGATCCAGATAGCTCTCTATCTGCCCTGAAACAATCGTAATAATTTCAAGTAAAGCTTGGTCGCCTTGTGTTCCAACGCCAGGGCCTAGAATAGCCTTTACTAACTCTATCGAAACCAAGTCCATAATATAATCTGCTTATAAAAAAGTGGGCCAGCCGAGATTGCCGGCCCACTCCATTCCACTCATACAAGAAGTTAGTTGGCAGACAGGTGCTCAAAGCCACCAAGCAACATACACGCCGAGAAGGACAAGCTTGGCGTAGTGCCTGCGATTACCCACTGAACACGAAGATAACGATACTCAACATTGCTTACATTAAGCCCAAGCTCAGTGTTGAAATCGTAAATCGTATCAGTGTTAGCGGCCGGAGCGTCAGCCGCATTTTTAATCACAGCAACTTCAGTCCAAACTGAGTTGTCAGGCGATCCCTGAAGCCTCAGATCAAACTGAGTAAAGGTACCAGACTTTGCGCCTGCATTGATTATCAGCAGACCACGACCACAGGCACCAACCTGTGCAACAGCCTGCATATCAGTAGAGCTGCTCTGCCCAGTAGCAGTCACAGCACCAACGGTCTGAATATGTACAACTTTAACCATGTTGTACAACACGGGAGAATTCGTCATGTCAATACACTCCTATTTGAAGACGATTACCAATGGAGCTTAGCCAACATCAGCAAGCTTGATAAAGCTCACGTTACGACGGAAACCATAATCAACACGAGCGAAGGCACGAATCCAAAGCTCATCCTTCTCAAACGCAGTAGAAGTTTCCGTAGACGCAGCAAATTCCATTGTGCTCCACACACCGATAACCGCATCATCCCAGTTACCGAAGTAGAGATTGTCATCCGTTGCAGCGGCACCAGTTGGTGAAACAAGTGTGCTACGACGAATCGGGTAGCCAAGAATCATATCAGTCTGCACACTAGTTGCAGCCGAAGAAATTCCTTGCGCCTGCATAAGCGGACGCCCAGCAGTGTCAACAAGCTGAGCAATCTGCCAGTAAGAAGTAGGATTACACGCCCAAGACAAACGCCCACGAAGAGCATTGTTCTCGTCAATCTCGCGTACCATCGCAACCAGAGCGGGAACGTTCTGTGCTGCGGTACCGTTGTCAGTCCAAGCAGTGTCACCAACAAGAATAGCTGGCTGCGAGATGCTAAGACCCTCAGGCTTGCCACCAGTGCCAGTGCCCTGGAAGAACTGCTTATCAATTTCCTCAGCCAAAGCATTGGCAATATCGGCACGTACAATCGATTCAATAGCCGGATTGGCAAGTGTTACAAGATCATTAGAAAGCTTGACCAGAGCACCAACCTTATGTGGTTGGAATTCCATGTTCCCAGTGACCTGATCCGAAGCAGGAACCGAAGCCCCTTCTGGGGAGATCCAGTACGCAGTAGCTCCAGTATTCAGCTTAGGAAGCTTAACAGGCGAGCCAACAAGACCCGTCAGAAGACGAACACCAAGTGTTTCCGTAATCAACAGCGGGCGAAGGAATGAAATAAGCTCCGTCATATACTGCGGAGGAATCAGCGACCCACCGGCAGTAAAGGAAGACGCCTGCATTGTCTTCGACACTACATCGCGCCACTTGTCACACTCTTCACGCTCGAATGGAGCAACACTCCAATCCTTCGTTGCGATAGCGAAAGCATACCGTGCCCAACTCCATTGCTTCTTGGGAACATCATTTCCCTCACCATACTTAGACGTGAGCGACTCTCGAAACGACTTCTCAAGAGTAGTCAGTCGTACCTCACTCGCATCAAAGCGCTGATTAAGCAAATCGAATTTAGAGGCAGCACTATCAAACTTAGTAGAAAGACCAGTAATGGCCTCCAAGACTGCATCGGGCATGTTTTTAGTCCTATAATATGTCCTGGTTATTAAACACTCAACGACTCAATTTTTAGCTGGAGCTTACCAAGAGCCTTCTCGTACTCGTCCACCACAGCCTCATCAGGCGTTTTGCCAGAGGCAGGTGGAGAAGAAGCTTCCTGGTTGAGCAACTCAGCCAAAACCGACAGCTCACGAACTACAGTGCCAAGAGACTCTGTAGAATTTGCAAGATCCTTGATAGCCTTTGTATTATCAATAAACTGCTGCACCAAAGTTTCATGCTGTTGCTGCATGAGGCGCAAGATAGCCATTTGACCAGCTTCGTTGCTACGAGTGAAAGAAGAATAATCTGACACTCCAGTAACAACGTGCTTGATATCTGTATCCGAGTCAATCAAAGCAACGACTCCAGGTGCAACAGGAACTCTATCCAGCATTTCCTTATTCTTGATCGATCTAACTGCGACAAAGAAACTCTTCTTGTACTCTTCCTTGGCGTCAAGCGTGAACCCATGCTCACAGAGCCAAAGCTGAATTTGCTCTGTAGTAAACAACTCTTTGGCAAACACCAGCCCACAAACGTCCTGGCACCCGGAAACACCAATCGTCCGAATAGCATTTTGAACAATCAGTGCGCGAGGATTAGCAGGAATAGAAACGATAGACAGCTCAAGAAGCTCTTGCTCCTTGTAACGTCGTGGAGCAAACCAAGAATCGTCTTCGTCATCCAGAGGCTCAGACTTCTTCGGAAGAAAGCCTACTGACGTTGCTTTAATGAAACCTGTATCAACAAGCCCTTCGACAGTACCGGCAAGCTCATGAACTTCCTTTGACGCAAACAACACATCAATAAGAAGCTGCTTGGGGCGACCAAGCTTCCGTATTCCAACACCACGCCCAATAGGCGGGGCTCTAGAATCATGCCCCCACAGAATCACCGGATTCTTTTCCCAGTCCGCTGTTTCCCACCCGTCTACCTCAATAATATCTCCCATGCGATCCACACGTTCGTCACTAGCGACAAACCTGTAAATTCGCTGATCGTTATTCTTGATCTTCTCAACAGGAGACTCGATTTGCTTCCTTAGCATTTTTATATCCTATAACGGTTTTATACGCCCCAATAAGCTCCCTTTTCGACAAGATCATCAAGTTATGGTCGGTAGTGAGCTGGTTGAACACGTCCCTTACAACACCAAGAGAGATGTTCGGAGCACAGGAAAGAACAGCATGAAGCTCATCAATTGTTGGATGATTATCTAAAACAACTTCTGGAAAATCAATACCTAACTCTATAAAAAATCCTGTAAGCGAGTCTTTTAGCTTTTTGGAAAGTTTATCACTCCAATCATTTTTGGAAAAGATATCATTATTCCTAACGACAATACAAAGCTGGTGCTTCCGAAGCCTCCACAAAAAATTCTTCAGAAGTAAAGAAACACGCTTGGCGTAAAGATTTATAGCTTCGACACGACAATCAGGTTTGCTTTTTTGAGCTGCCCTTAGATGCAGCCTATCTAATATAAGCCGCTTATTATCGTCAACCCCTTGATTGTCAGTAGGATCGTCAGGTGTGTTATGTGGCGGATCTTCTTGAGAAGGAACACCACCATCACCACCTGGCACAGTAGGGCCAGAAGGCTTGGGGTTCATGGTTGTTCGCCCCTCAAGAACAAACTCGACAGGAACAATAGCCTGGTTCAACCACCATGTATCGCCCCAAGGAACACTTGGAAAGCCAAGCTGAAGTTTTTCGTTAATGGAGTTGATAGGCCACCCCATACGAAAGAGAATCTCCGCATTCTTGATCTTCTCGGAGAACTGCTCCTGTAGAGCCGGAACAACTTTCGTATCGAAAAGAAGCTTAAGTGTCTTATCTACAGTTGTACGAAGACCAGTAGTAATTCTAGAGCTAATAACTGCCTGGAGATTCTGAATAATCGGAATAAGAGTCTTCTGCCAGAAACTCCTATCCTGAGACAAGGATGTTGCATGATTAACATCCTCATACAGCCCAAGCTCAGATTTAGGCACCTTAAAAACAGCAAGAAGCTCATCAAGCGTCCACTTCCGCTGTTCAATAAATTCCATGTCCTTTTGTGACACAGTGATTGCTTGGTACTTCATACCGCCCCAGAGAATGCCTACCTTCTTAGCATTGCCTGGCCCACGATGGCGCTGCTCCCAAGCATCACGAAGCTCAGCTACTTGCTGTTTAGTAAGCTTCCTCTCAGCCATGAGAACCCCGGCAGGGTCGGCAGAATTCTCAAAGAAATTTGACCCATAAATCGAAGCAAGGTAATCGAACTTAATGCCGCGACGGGCAGCCTCAATAGGTCCGATACCAAAGATAGGGTCATACGGGTTGAAGAACTTGAACATGACGACTTGATTGCTGGTCAATGGAAGAACACTTCCATTTGGACCAAGCAACACCCAACCAACTATCTTTGTAGCCCTGGCGTCGTCGTAGTTGACAATAGGAATAAAATTGTCTGGTCCGAATACCCAAATATTTTCTGGGACTTGTGTAGCGTTCTCCCTATCAAGAACCCACATTGATGTACCACGAAGATTAAGCCATGTGATTGTCGCCTCCCACAACTGATACTTCGTGGATAGATCGTTCGGCGTTTCAAAGACATCAAACAAGTCGCCCTTAGCACCTGTGTCTTCTTCAGTGATAACAACAGGGTTTTTCCCTGTCCCAGTCTGACAAATGAACGGAACTTGAGCAATGTTCTGGGCAATAGCACGCACACAAGCATACACATACGCATGATTGGCGTATGGCTTACTCAGATCCGACATTGACGGCATCATTGGGCCAGAAGTAAACACATCGTCCGGTATCAACCGTGTAGGGCCAGACACAGTGATACCGTAGCTCTTATCTACAATCTTAGACCTCTTGCGTGCCATTTATATAAGCTGCTTATTAAACCTGGCTCGTCCGCCAAATACCAGACGAGTGAAATTGGAATGTGAAGTCACCGCCATTTGTTACCACATCTGACGCAAGCTGTAGATACGCTATTGGAATACAGTCTGTATCAGTAGTGCCAGTATGCTTGTAAAGGATACCAGCACGAATTGTAGCACCAGATCCAAGAGCACTCCAAGTTAGATCGAGCGTGTAATCAAAGTACGTGTAATTGTTAGCGTCGTCACGAGTGAACGACATGTTCCCAGAAGCAAGCGTCTTCCTGCCTGTCCCACCAAATCCAGACGTGTAATTTGTCACGCTGATCTCAGCAGAAGAGAATGTATTCAATGTTGGCTCGTCACCAGTAGGGGTGACAGAAGAATTCACAAGCATGATCTTGATAGTATCGACAGTAAGGCGAATACCACCAGAATTGACTAGCTTATACCCCTCATTAAATGCCAGTGTAGCCATTACGGAATATCCCTAACATATAGCTCCCCAACAAGCTCATGCTTCTGAAGAGTAGTCACTGCTTGACACTTAACTGTATACTTAACGTCGTCTGTCCCAGAAGAGTATTTAGCCTGAACCTTAGCACCACTGACTACAATACCCGAAATTATAAGCCCAGATGGTACAGCGGTTATGGCTGGCGTACCTGTAATTGTCTCCCCTACCTCAAGCACCTCTATGAAATTAAAATCAAAGAGTACCTCTTCATAAGTAGTCTTGAACAAAATCTCAGTGGCCTTATTAGCGACAGCCATTACTTACTCTTATTCCAACCAAGCGCTACAGAAGAGCCTATTGCAGGCTCAGGACATGCAATGATAATTTTAGACCCGTCAGGCTTTACAATTTCCTTGATAACACCAGTCTTAGGCGACCTATCAGATATTTTTTTATTCTTAGGCTCGACTACAGGAGGAAGACCGGCATTCCTACGTAAATTCTCTTCGATCATCTTTGCAGCCAGCCAACCTGGATCGAACAAAAGCATTGTTCCACAATTGGAACACGGGCGAACATAGCTTCCACCGTCGTTAGGCAAAGTATTAAGCAGATCATTAAGAATCTTTCCGCAATGATGACAGAAGAACTTACCCTTTTCACCATGCTTGAAAAGCGTGCTGAATTTGGCAACAGTATCGATATCTTTAGGATCGCGACTAATATGCATTAGCTTGACGTGATATAGCCAATACCATCAGCATGAAACTGAATAGTAAAGTCGTTGCCGTTAGGATCAACATCAGGAAAGTCAAGATTCACAAGGCATGGGCTGAGAGTATCGTTTGTAATCTCAACAAGAATAGTAGCTTGAGCGGCAGCATTTGTTGGATTGTACGCTGTCCAAGTAAGGTCAGCAGCGTCAAACATCGCCCTGTTTGACGCATCAACCGTAGTCACATCATTACTAACAAGATTCTTTCTACCTGCACCTCCAAATGTACCTACATACCCAGTGCCGGTAGCTTCATTGGCTGTAAAATCAGCAGTTCCTGCAATATCAAGGAAATCATCGTCGATATCTGGAATATGCGCCGCAGCAGACAGCCCGATCTTTACAGACGCACCATCAAAATCGACAGTGTTATCCAGCCCACGCATAATCCCACCAGAGTACCAATGGCTTGCCATTTATAAGCTCCTTATTAAACTGTTTTTCTAAACTAAGGAAATTTCCAAGACTGCAATTTGTCTGGCGCCTCCCAAACATTTTCTTTATCTGGAGCTAGCCAATAGTCTACTCCAGTCACATAAGTAAACGCACTTGGAATAGTAGTCGGATCGTTTGATGTTGCAGTAGCTGTAGCAGGAGATGGGAAAGCTACAATCAATCCAAGAAGATTATTAGCTACAGCAGATCCGACACCTGAAAGAGGTAGAGCAACTACATTTACTGTATGGTTTGGAACAGAGGCGGTTGCAACAGCAACAGATGGAAATACTGTAAGGCTGCCAACAGGATTATTAGCTACAGCCGAAGCAATTGCTGAGCTTGGCGTAGCCGTGATGATTATAAGCGGGTTATTTGCAGTCGATGCTGCGGTGGCTGGAAGTGGATTGACTATATCTGCACCACCGGCTGGAATCGTCGTCGGGCTGTTTGCTGTAGCAGTCGCAATTGCAACACCAGGAAATGCAACGATAAACCCATTCGGGCTGTTTGCTGTAGAAGAAGAAATACCTGGAAGCGGAATAGCTGTAATGACACCAACTGGCGTATTAGCTGTAGCAGAAGCGACAGCGACACCAGGAAGAGCAATTAGTACGGCTACTGGAGCATTAGCTGTAGATACAGCAGTTGCAGCACCAGGAAGAGCTACAAGAATAGCAGTAGGGCTTGGCGCGGTAGCTGTAGCAGTCGCAGCGCTTGGCGCAACCGTAATAATAGCTACTGGATTATTAGCTGTTGCAGTAGCTGTAGCCGCCGCAGGATTGACTATAGAAGCGCCTGAAGGTGGAAAAAGTACAGCAACTCGTTTTCTACGGCGCGGCTGTACCAGCTCCTCGCGCGTCCATGTGCGCGAAAAGATTATTCCAGACCTTACATAGCCTGCAATTGAGCGCAAAGTCTACCCGATCTCCCTCCAGGTGATGCTAGCCACGCAGTCAAACGCCGTAAATGTCGCCGTGATAAGGCGTAGAACGAGTATCTTAGTGTCAGCTTCAGCGGCCGTGCCGCAGACGTAGATTCTCGATTCAGGAATCGGCGCGAAATGCCATCCAGCGAGCGACGAGAACCCAGGCTCCATGCCGCCGACAGGATCAGCATCGAGCGTTGGCTGCGTTGTAGCGTATGTGTGCTCCAGCGTTGCGCCGGCAGCGGCATCGTTTGGCTCGTGCGGCTTCTTTGTAATGGCAGTGGCAGCTCCAGTGCCAGCGACTGTGCAACGGAAAAGCGCAGCTTCGAGTTGCTCGTTAGTTTCCTGTGTACGGTTCGTGACGTGCGCTTCAAGGATCTCGATCACTCGATCTGTTGGAGAAGTAATAACGAGCAGATCCTTGGCGGCAGCCAACGCAGTATGGACTATTCGTCCCGTGTAGACGCCTCTCATGCGATCCTCCTTCGAGGGATGAAGATGTTTGTACCGCCAGTCGGCGGCGTGATGTCGTCGAAGATGAGATCCATCAGCAACCTTCTGGTCGTCACTTGAGTCCAGCTCCCAGCCTGATCGAGTGCATTCTCCTCAAAAACGCTCTGGTCACCAAATGGCGGAAATGCCTCCCAGTCAGCCGCACTTGCCACATCAACCCAATAAATGTTGGTGCTGGTCGTGCCCTCCGGCCTCTGACTAATTCTGTATGGCGTCCCAGCGTTGAGGACCGGGAGCGAGCTGGCATCGAACATCACCACCGCAACGTCATTCGATGGAGATGTCCCGCCAAGATCTCCGTCGAGAGAAATCACCTCGAGCGGAGTGCCATAGGTAAGCCCAGTCGCATCTGATAGCTCAAATGACATATTTTGGGCTGGGATGAAGTTCGACTGCACTCGTATCCCACGCAAGGTGAAGGTCGAGCAAAACCAAGTCGGCACTACAAAGCGCTGCGCATACTCATCTGCTCCAACGGTGCCAGAGTTGTACGTGACAGTCCCCGCATTGTTGAGCGGCCAGCCATACGCTCGCGTGCTGGTGCCGTATCCGTAAATCGGCCTTTGCGTGGCGGCGTGGTTCGCCCACGTTCCGGTGGAGCCAGTCACCTTCGGGAACTGGAAGTTGCCCTCGGTATGGTTGACAGATGCCGTCAGGGTGATATTGTTCAAGCCATCGATCGTGCCACTTGAGTGCTCCACCACGAGCGCGAGAAGCTCGCCGCGTGTGCATGTATAGGCGTTGGAGAGCGTCACCCAATTGAAGGTCCCAACAGTCCAGCTCGTCACCGTGAAGGTCGCCGAGGCTGGCGAGGCGCCGCCCTTAATCGTCCCGTCTGGAAGCCCACTGACATTGACGCCCTGCAAGTTGATGGAGTAGGTCGGGCTTGTGCCAGTCTTGGCTTGTAGTCGGACGCCAAGCCGGGCGATTGATATCCCGGCCTCCGCCTGAAAGATCCAGGCGTTCTTGTCAGTCGATAAGTCGAGCACCGTGCCATGGGCATTGAACGCAGCATTCGCGCCCCAGTATGGGCCAGCGAGCGGCAGTATCAGTCCACCAGCGGAAGCCATTTCACCTCACGAGAGCACAGCAGGCATCGCCAACGAGATCGCCATCGGCATCGCCCTGCTCTGGGTTGGTAACCGTCGGACAGTTGTCGGTGGAATCAGGTACGCCGTCCAGGTCGGCATCCAGAACGACCAGCACTGGCGGCGATCCCTCCTCGGGCACCTCGTAGGCCCCAATATCAAAGGCAGCCCCGCGAATCGTGCCGGGATAATCATCCCAGACCTCGGCAATCGCCGGGGCAGCGTCGATCGCGGGGCTCCCAGGGGTGAGAGAGAAATCAGCGGGCGGGCTAGTGAAAAGAGGGTTGTCGCTCAGGAGGTTGCTCGTAGATGTCGCCGGCCCGCTGACGAGGGTCTTGTTACTTGAGTTGGGCGCCGAGCCAAGGTTCCCGTGGACAAGAACATCTGTGACGCCAGAGCCAACCGAAGCGAGCGTGAAGCGATCGGGGTCGGCGGTATAGGCCGTGTTGTGCAAGATCCAGATTCCAGTGGGGAACGGCTCGCCGCCACGCCTGCCGATCGAGAAGCCTGTGCAGGACCGCCCGCTGGTGCCGACGACAATGTTGTTGCGGGCGAGGAAGCCAATGCAGCTCACTTGGAAGGCGTTCTGCATGTTGATGCCCGCCTCGACGCGGTTGCCCTCAACAAGGACCGTGCGAACACGCTGGTCCGTGTGGTCATCCTCGGGAGCCGAGACCACGATCCAGCTTGCGAGCCCGCCGCGGAAGACGTTGCGCGCGATCATGACGCGCTCGGTGTACTGGTGATTCCCGAGCCCTGTGCCTTCCCACGGTGGCCCGTGGAGCTTAACGACGTGCTTGCTCGAACTTGGTCGCTCAAGCTGACAGTGCGCGATGACGCAGCCCTCGGCCCACGGAACGCGCAGGTTGTGCTCGCCGCCTTCAGCAGAGAGGTAAACGTTGCCGAGGAAGAGCGCCTGCGAGCCGGCAAACATGCTGCCGTAGCCACCCAGGCCACCCACGAGGTTGTCTACCTGGCACTCGACCACGGCGGGCATGGAGAAGAGCGCTCCGCCCATGTGGCTCGTCGAGAAGCTGAAGCCGGTCTTGACGCTAATCGCCCGGCAGCGGAACACCAGCACCTGGCTGTTCTGGCCGGCAGAGCGGAACGCTCTCGCGCTCGTCCCCGAGCCTTGGATCTCCAGGTCCATGATCCGCCAGTCGGTCCAGCGCGGGGCAAAGAGCTGCCCAGTGATTTGGATAAGCGGCCGGGAACCCTGCCCGAAAGCCCCGATGATCCCAGGACCAGACAGGACTCCCCCGAATTGTGCGCTTCCTTGACTCCATGTCTCACCTCTCCTGAGCAAAAGACGCCGGCCGGGCGCGAGGTGGCTCGCGACAGTCGCGAGGCTCGTAGCGGTGACGAGCAGCGCGCCAGCCGGCGCCCCGGTGAAGTCCCCCGTGCGGGAAAAGCAACAGGTCGCCTCGCCAGAGAATACTACCTCTGGGTCCTCGACCGTGATCGTCACAGTGTCCGTGCCATTCAGCGTGGCGACGTAGACGCCTGGCACCTCGTAGACATGGCCGGCAATGGGGCCGGTCTCGGTGTTCCTCGAGCGGCCAGAGAGTGACCACGTTCCGCTACCAGGGTCCCCGAAGTCCCAGCGGTGCTCGTCGCCGAGGAAAGCGTCCCCGACAGCGCCCGAGTCGAAGAAGACAGCCAGCGGCGCGACGCCAGACGTGCGTGAGGCGAGCGCTGGATTCTCGACTGCGGCGACGCGCGTTGACGTGGAACCGCCAGAGGAGCCAGAGCCGCAGCCGACGACCTCAAGGCCAATGGCAACGCCGAGCAAGAAGTAGATCACCAAGCGCTCTAGCTTGTTCACTTCGTGACCTCCGTTGCCGCCTTGGCAGCCTTCGCAGCGCTCCAGCCGCTGTAGACCCGCAGGCCAGTCTTCCCGGCCGTGAGCGCGAGCGCCGCGATGCCGGCAAGGATTCCCCCCTGCTCGAAGGCGGAGAGAGCACCCACCACATCCGAGCCAACCTGCACCATGGGCGATACTTGCGGACCGAGGCCGTCAGGGTCGGTCGTGACGTAATCGCCGAAGCCAGCGCAGCCACAGACGAAAACGATCGGAAGTGTCCAAATGAGTCGTCTCATGGGTTACTTATCGTCCTTTGGTTTAATGATGGTGGGGTTGAGCTGGAAAAATGCTTCCCGGAACCTTCTGTCTGTGAATCCTTGGATCTCAAGATACTTTCGGATGTTGGCTTCCAGTCCTGCGCGAATCTTAGGATCGAGAAAACCGTCAGGGCCAAAAGCGCTACGGTCAAGATCACGAGCGACAAAGCCATCAAGTGCGACACGAAGCTCCTTAATCTCTCGCGTGTTGTCGCGAATGGCCATACGTGCCTCGAAGTAAGCCCCGACTCCAACTGCGAACATGGCCATAATGGATCCGAATTGCTTGACGATCCGGTTAAAGGTTTCCATGGGCGACTGGTCCATTCAAGCAAAGGATTACTCCTCCTCACCATATAAACAGCTTATAAAAGCGCTGCGTAGGGCACACAGCGCTTTACCAAGCCTTTTATAATCATCTATAGCCACACAATCTGAGCTATAAGCCACTGGTTACTACACGTAGATGTAAGGATATAATCAGCTTATTAAACAGCCTGGCACAAGTAGTTTATCAAAAAAATAAGACCCAAGAAATGAAATCTTGGATCTTACAGGAATTAAATTGTTTATAAAATTGATAAAGCTTACATAGCAGTTACCTTCGTAAACTCACAATCAAGACGTGTGTCACCACCAACAGAATGGGTAGCTTTGATACGGAAGTACTTTACACCAGCAGGAAGCCGTATCGACGTAGACTTCACGTCATTATTTATCTTCGTGCCATTCAGCGCCTTTTCATACTGAGCAACAATGTTATTCGTCGTATTGGCACAGACCTCAAGGACAACAGACGCACGAGTTGTTATACCAGTAGTATTTGTCAGCTTGATATGAACCTGAACCTCATGCGCCATTGTCACATCTTGCCAGGCAGAAGTGGTAGGCCCACCACCAGCAGTGAGTATCTGATTATTGTAAAGTGTGACATTCTCCTTCATAATCCCAGGAGAAGGAGGGGATGGCGGACCTTCAACACCAACAAAGTAGTTGTATGGAGATCCGCCCTTCTCAATACGACACTCAATACCATTGACGTAGCCACCTAGCCAGCCAACATCGGCAGATCCTCCAGTATCAATAGTAGTGATTGTAGGCGGCACAGCAATATTTGACGCGCACAGACAATGAAACGTCAAGTACTGAATTCTTGTCCCGGCTGCTGTAGGATTTATCTCGTTACGATAAGCTACTACAGCACCACTCTCAACAGAATCACTATAATCGTCAATAAGAGTCTCAGGAAAAGTATTTCCGTCTACTGTAAAGCCGGATATCTCAGCTCGATCAACTGTTGTTGGGAACAAAATCTTTGTAAAAGAACGACCTGTACCATTAGTCACAGTAAGCAACTTGTTACCAGAATCCCATACTGCCTGCACCTTAGCTTGAAGTTGAAACAATGTAGCTTTATTCCCAGGTGTCGTCCCGATAGAAGGAAGTGTAATATCGTCAAAAATAAGCATGATTGGGCGATCCCAAGAAGGAATCTGACCAGCACCAATCCAAAGAAAATGGCGTCGATACAAAGTCAACTTTGTCGCCCAATAATACTTAGTGAGATCCATGACACCATAAACAGCCTTGTTAAGCTCCTCCACAGGAGCCAGTGCAGTAGGCGTCATAAGCCACTTAGCTTCAGGTGAGCCACCGATCAGATCATCTACACTATGCGGCTCAAACTTGGTTGCACCTGTATTTTTTGGCCAAAGCTGGTCGCCAATATTCGTGACCTCAGAAGTCGACAGAGTATCAGATGCAACACGAATACCAAACCTACTCGTTCCAGAAAGTGTTTCCTGAAACGAGTCAGACATATTAGAGCTTGGCTCGGAATCATGCTTGATCCTAACTACATTATGCGTACAAGCTCGATTCATGTAGGTGTATCTGTGCCCAGTCTTCCTCAATGATAGATCAGGGTTTAAATCAGCAGGATTTTTCCAAGTAGTAGTTTGGTTTGGATCGTACAAACCATGCTTAACGTAAATTGGATACCCATTAACAGCCGCCTGAAACTGACCACCACTGCGTGACGAGTGCCCGCCAGGAAAATACTTATCGGAATGAAACAGCCATGAAGTGCCTGCCTCATCCCACCCATCTCGAATAACTGTGCATGCTACGTTGGCAAAGTGGCGCATATAAGTTCCCATACGCGCTACAGTAGGCCGTATACGAGCCCTGGAAGTGTTTCGGAACAGAATATTCCAGACCTGATAAGGCCCCCAAATACCGCCGAATGGATCGTTGACTTCCTCTATCTCGTCTGCCAACCACTGACAATGCTCCCCATACACATTACTCTGGTTATCAGCAATCTGAAGCATATGTGCTTCAATCGCGTTGTGATATTTAGAGTAAACCCGACCTTCACCGATACGATAAAATGATCTATCATTACGCCAAGTCCATAAACGCCAATGCCCGAGATTCTGCCACCAAGCTTCACTTGTGTTCCAATTCACTCCAATGCAGCTCTTAAACGCAGGCATAAGGCGTATGTAGAACGTCTCACTCTGTGTGTCATACCCGTGAGGCCCGGCACCCTTGTGTGTCCCACCGTCAGAATTTCCAAAATGTCTGAAACCAGCAAAATACGATACGTTATTTACACCATTGTCAAACCGATCAAGAAGGTCGTTCAACCAAGTGACAAGCTGAGCATTGGTAGTTCCCTCACCAGCCAACATGTCCTCAAGAATAGCTAACAGAGCAAATACGGCGTAAACATCGTCACCATGTGCTTCACCCCAATAGAATTCAGTTGTATTTCCAATATGCTCAAGAGCGTCAACGTAGTCGCGAATCTTTTTCCTAATAGTAGACCGATCTCCAGTAGAAATTCTTGCGTAGGCCCAATCATAGACCATAGCAAGTGCAGCGACCTTATTACGATCTGACTGTGACGATCCTACGGTTAAAGTACAGAGATACAGAGCAATCTGAATAGCCCTGTCAGCATGGGCAGTATTAGCATTGTCCATGAGATAAGAAAAAGCAAGCGCTCCAGTGTATTCACCTTCTTTTGTTGCAAAATAAGTATTCGGGTAGGTAGAGGTGTTGAGACGCTGATTACAATAGCTCTGAAGATTCTGCCCTGTGGGCTGAGGAGAAGCAGGTGTGCCGTCAGAGTTATTACCGTCCCACCATTTCCTGTGAGTCTTATTAGAGCCTGTTGTGACACGATCACGAATAATGGTCAGCAAAGGCCCCTTGCCATTTGCTGTAGTGTTGCCAAGATGAATACGAGGATGGTCGCCAGCAGTTGGGAGGGTATATGCGACAGTCATGTTTAACCAAAAATCCTATGCTCTCTGTTGGCAATTCCAGTAATAGCTCGACAACTAACACAAAATTCTTTCGCCAATTCAGCAGCCATTCCAGGCCAGTATCTTCCTCTTATATCTTTGACCTGTACTGATGTAAGTTTACAAAAATTATTACGTTCCCCTCGCAATCCAGGCTTCCTGCCCTTTTTTACGGCATCTCTTACATTGTCTCCAGCAGTACCTAGAAATAAATGGGTTGGGTTAACACATCTTGGGTTATCACACTTATGGCAGACACAAAGATTATCTGTGATTTGTCCATTAAACAACATATAAGAAACCCTATGGGCAACTATTTTTCCTCTATGACCGATATGAACACGCCCATACCCACTACGTACTAAAGACCCAATCAAATTCCAACAAGAACAGCCAGCAGCTACACCAGACCAATCCACAAGATTTAAAAACCTATCTTTAACAGGAATAATAGACTTTGCCATAACTCGTTGTTTAAGTTATACTTGTGATTTTTGTATATTCAGCATCAAGGGTAGATACTCCGCCAGAATACGTTGGATGAGTTACAGACACACGGAAGAACTCAACGCCAATCGGCAGCTCAACAGACCATGACGTTATAACACTGTTAGTAACAACAGCCTGAAACTCAGGGGTAAAATCAGCAGGAATGCCGCCTAAGCCAGGGTCTCTTGAAGCAGTCTCGATCTTGATCTTAGCACCTATAGTAATTGTCGTACCGTTAATAAGCTTCAAATTCACCTGCACAGCATACGCCCCTTGCACGTCAATCCAACTGGAGTTAGTTGAGCTTGCAGACGGAGACAAGTTGATCTGTAATGTACCGAATATAATCGCGTCTACTTTTGTTAGTGCCAATGTAGCTCCTTCTTATTACTGACTACCAGCACTTTGAGCTATAGTACCCATATGAATATAAGCGGCTTATTAAAAGAGCTGAACACCGACTTCACCAACCTGCTCTTCTTCGGTAATCTGATACACAACTTCTGACACAGGGTCTGACATATCATCATGACCACCAACTTTATGCCCAACAGTATACTGACCCGATCCCGTGAGGTATTTTATCTGAAGACCACACAACTCTTCAAGTAAATCTTCGTTTCTTGGTAGGCTTATTCTCTTTTGCTTTATAAGACTTCTAAGGCGGCCATAACAAGAACGATGTTTTTTAGCGCTCCATGGCTCTGTAGTAAGCTGGACACCACGTTGGTCGAGAATCTTACCAAAAGCATCTCCTTGATGGTCGTCACCACGAACCTCAAACACGTCATACTTCCTATATACCTCAGCAATCAAGTCTGCCGCAGTGTCTACAATATCCTCATTGAACTGCTCATCAATCTTGGTAACAAGATCAACAACGACTTTAAATTCTTCTTCCTTACCTGGATCTCTCTCTACATGCCCTACGGCAAGACCAAAACGATCCCTATCGCCGAAAGCAGCATCAATAGCCATAAAGTACGAGTGATCTTTGTTTGGCGGTATAGGCTCTGCATCAGGTCTCATACAAGATTCTACTTCAGAATGCTTAAGCAGCGGAGAAACAGTATCGGTAAACTCTGAGCCAAACTCCCTATAGAATCCAAAGGGAGACATTTTCTTATGATGCTCGAAAAAATGCTTATCGAAATCAATTCGTACTTTCCACGTTGGTAGCTTAACAATAAAGTAGTACTTTGCGTTGTCTTGCCTGGCTTTCCACTTCTCGTACACCAGACCACTCTTATCAGCCGGTGTAGTAATCAACACCATTTTAGCATTACCAGAGAATTGAATCATACGTGGAAGAATCGCGTCATAAATACCACGATCTGTAGTATCATTTTTAGACTCTCTGGCAAACCAAGCTACCTCGTCAAGAATACACCCGCATATAGGGTATCCACGACCTACTGTAGACGAGCATGGCAGGGCCGTTACTGCACAGCCTGTTTCGAGAACAAGAACACCTGTTTTAGAGTTAGGGAATAGCGTAGTATCCTTAGAAACTCTCGAATCCTGAATAATCAACGAGGAAAGAAGCGGTGACCGCTTAATCATACTGAAGATCATATTACGCCCAAGATCCATAGCTTGCTGCTCCCTACGAGCAATGATAAAAAACCAAGCAAGCTCACCCAGACGTGTATACTTTCTCCAATCAGTACAGCAAGTCTCGTATGCTGCTATAGCAGAAGCGATGGTTGTTTTGCCAGACCGACCACCAAGCAGAAGAATTATCTCTGATAGTTCAAGTGTCGGCTTTGACAGATTCCTCAGCCCATTCTCCGTCAAGCTCGGTCCCGACAGCATCCAATTCCAAAGCTCTGCCTGGCTCCTCGTTAAAGGTATTCCGTAGGCTCTCTTTAGAATCACTACTTGCGTCTCCAGGAGCTGGAGATTCAGCAGTTGTGGATCTTTGCAAAAATCTACGATGTTTATCTTCTCCCGAAGATTCAGCTCCATCCTTTAGTACCTCAGCCTTCTTTTCTATGTAGTCTAGCAAGGCACCTGCATTTGTTCGGCCTTCAACATAGTTCAACGCTGCTCTACTCGCTGGAGTCAATCCGAATTTGGACAGCCCATTGTTCAGCTCCCTTACCATGCGTGCCCAATCCTTATAAAGCTGACGATATTCAGGCATTGGCATGTTATTCCACAAACTGATGACAATAATACCGTACTTCTTAAAATATAATTCGGTTATTAAAATTGAAGCATGTAATGCCGCTAGATTCCTTACAGCAAACTTATCTCGCTCTTCAACATAAGGCAAGGTACAGGCACTTCCAATAAAGTCTTTTACAGCAGCGTCAATGAACCTACACGACATACTATCTTGGTCATAATTAGGACATACATCATGAAGCTCACAAGATCTACAGATTGTAGGCTGTAAATTTACAGCAAGTGTAGCGCTAGGACCAATATGTTTCTTACGAAGCCTGGCCATGGAAGATTTATTGCTTTACCGTAACGATAGTTATCCTTTTTAAGGACTCTCGTACTCCTTTAAGAAGACGAAAATACTGCTCAACATACGCATCGTCCCTATCAAAATCAGAACGTACCCACTTGTCAAACATAACAAATCTTTCTGTGACTTCAAGTAAAAACTCTACCTGCTCTATAAGGTCCTTTAAATGATTACCAGAAAAAACGTACCCACGACCACCAACTTTAGCAATCTTTTTCCACTCGTGAAGTTTTTGTTTATTTACAATTACCTTATGCAAGATATAAACCGCTTATTAAAAATCACTTTTCACCGTATGCTGATACACCATCCACCAGCTAAAAAGCTTGCCATTTTACGCCATCCGTATCTCCCTATAATACTCAAAATCAACAAATCAGCTATTTGGACATCCATGGCTATATTTGTGATCGTGCTCTAGTCTCATAGCTTCACGTCAGGCAGGTTGTGAATAAACATCTCAATTTGAGCAAGCTTCATCTGCGCTTCAAGATTACGTCCGGCATCGCCAAGATGCCGTTGCCGCGCTTCTTCGTCCTTGGCATAAAGAGCCAGTTTCAACATTTCTGCGTGCGCGACTCCCATGGCCAACGCCACCGTACCAAACAAATCCAGCGCCTCAATCTTGTTCTTGGCAGGATAGACGGTCACATCCCATTGCATGGTCAGTCTCCTTTCGGTTGTTAGTTCTCTTCAGTCAGCGCAATACCTTACAGGGCGAACACATCCACGATCTATTCACTCCACCCCTTTGCCGCTTCGTCCCAGTCCAGCATGTCCACCATTTTACCAGCAAGAACATGCTGGCTATCACCACAAAACTGAATCTTGCCATCCGTAACAAACAGATGACAGCGCTTGCGAGGAGGAACAGACCTCTCATACGGGAAGATAAGCAGCGACGGCGTGAAGGTGGGAGCTTCCATAGAACCGTTCCACGTCCACAGCGGCACCTGATACGAGTGCGGCTCTTTACATCCCTGGCACCAGAAGAGGAAATAACCGTTTCCGAAGTCCTTGAGCTTTGCCATCACTCTACCACCTTCACCACGCCAGCTACGGGCTGGGCTTCGACGGTTCCCACCAGCACCGCACCCTTATCATGTAAACGAATGAACTCGTGAATACCATTGGACAGCTCGCGCAACTCTGGTAACGTCCAGTTGTCGTAGAAGTACCCATGTGACTCATCGCACTCAACCTTGAACTTCATCCCAGGGATGCCCAGGTGAACAAAGTCTTGGTCGGCGTCGCCACAGATTTGAAACCTCGCGGCCTTGACCTCGATGCGCTTGTAGATTCGCGTTTCACTAATCACTTGCATGTTCAACTCTCCTTTGCCTTTTGTCCGCCGTCCGTTGCGTCATCGGCACGCAGTGCGGCTACCTGGATATCCACATGACGCCCGCACGCATCGCACCCAAGATAATGACGATCGTCGCTCAACACCTCGTCCCATGCGTGCCAGTCGCGACGACAGAAGATCCGTCGCCACAGTGGCAAGAGCCACGACGGAACGCAGTGTGTGAACCCTTGGTAACTCACGTTGCCCCCTTCGGCCCGCCGGCCGATGGCTGGTTGCGAATCATGAAGAGCCACGCTTGGTGCAGCCGCTTCTGAAATGCCTGGAGACACTCGATACTCTGCTCGTTGAAAAGCTCTCTCGAAACAAACTCTCCGGTGTCACTGCGCGGACAGGTCAGAACGAGAAGCCTCTTGGCTTCCTCTTCCGTCGACACCGAGTAAACGGGCAAGAACCCAGGCGGGCAGGTACGACCGTACCTCACGACCACCGCTCAGAAAATCTTGATGTTCTTGGTAAGGAAGTCTCTCACGCTCGTCCTCCGTCAGTCGTTTGGTCGCCGGCCGCCGGCTGGACTTCTGGCCTCTCAACATACAGCACCAGGTGAAAGGTCGGCTCCTTGCCGTCCATCCTCCAACCCGACAGGCATTGACGATAGCTGTCCTTCAGCCGGTCGCACGCCTCGCCCCAAGCTCCGCCGTCTGTGCGGTTCTCTCGGCACGTCGGCGTGATGATTGCGTGCCGGGCTTTCATACCGAGGTCTTCGTTCACGTCATCTCCTTCCCGCCCTGGGCGCGGCGGCGCTTGGCGCCCCGATCTCTCCCCTTGCGGACCATGTCGTCCATGTTGTCTTGTGGCGTTCCAAGGAAGAGGTGCGCCGGGTTAACGCACGCTGGATTGTCGCATCGATGCAGGACGAATAGGCCATCAGAAATCGGGCCTGCAAAGGCTCTATACGCAACGCGACTTGCACTAATTTTGCGATATTTCCCCAAGCTCAATCGTGGGTAGCCGCTGCCGCTTAGCGTCCCGGTCCAGTTCCAACAGGTCTCTCCCGCCGCGCATCCGCCAAAGTCTATCTGGCCCATCAGCCGGGCTACGACGCTGCCATCTTTTCTCCGGTGCTCAACGTTGCACCCATGCGAACAGAACCTCATTTTGGCCCACTGTGCGTTACTGCTATACCTCGGCCGACGGTAATCAAAGCCGCAGTTGTCGCAACACTTGGTCATGCCCGCCCCCCATCTTCCTCCGCCACGCCGGGCTGTTTGCCCTTGGAGCCACGGTCCCCGTACTCGTTGGGCTGCCAGTCGGCGATGTGCTTTCCCGCGAGCGCAACGAGCGTGCGGTGCAGCTCTTCGTCAGGCGTCCCAGCCACGAAGCCGACGCGATACATGAAGCTTGCGGCGTCGTCTGCGAGCTGACGAACTTCCTTCCTGAGCGAGTCCTCCGCCACGCCGGGCGGGTGATGGTAGATTGCGATGAGGGCGCATCCACGGCGCTCAGACTCAAGCTCGGCCGCCACCCGGTCAAAGCACACGCGCGGGTTCACCTCGCACTCATCATCGACGACCCAGCCATACGGTTCCAGCGTCTCCGGCTCGGCCGGCGAAGTACTAATTTTAGTAGGAATTAGTACTTCATTAGTACTTGGCTCCGGCTCGGCGAGCGCGGCGCAGAGTAACTCCATGGCGTACTCGGAGATTTCGTAGTCCGTACACATGTTACCAATGTAGCGAATTCGCGGCGAAAATTGCGTGGTGATATATCTCGCCGCCGCCTCGATTCGTTCGGATCGGGTCACGGCTTCTTCCTCGGCTTCTTCCTCGGCTTCCACATGTGCCGGCAGCTCACACAAAACAAACCCGCCGGAAACAACAACGACGGGACACGGTAGATCGTGACTGAGCGGCAGCGTGGGCAACGTGGAAACGTCATCGCTTCTCTCCTGGCGCCGGGGCGCCGGTGGTTGGCGACCTTGCAATGGAGGCGTTCGCCCAGAAGACGACCTCCTCCAGGTGCGTGAGTGCCAGCGACCGCTCGCGAGATTCGGGACACAGCCCAGCGAGCAGCATGGCGAACGACTTCGCCCAGTCGCGGATCTGCTGGTAGGTGAGTGGCTGGCCTTCTCGTGGCGCATGGTAGGTGAAAGGCTTGATGATGTCAGCGAACACTTTCAGCGGAATCTGGTTTGGCTCGTTCATCGTCTTGATCATTTCGTGGGTGATTTCGGCAACCTCGACATCGCGCAGCTTGTGTTTGTCGGTTAAACCTTGACTGTCTTCACTTCTCATGTCCTTTCTCGAGCTTCGCGGCGCGGTAACTGGCCTTGAAGCCGTCGTGTGCAAGCCACCAGTTCCCGCCGCGCCGAATCCCATGTGCCTTGGCAATGCAGTCTGCGGCAGCCTCGGCCTTGTCAATGAGTGTCTCGCGTTTCCTCTTCGCCATCACATCACCTCCAAACCGCTGGCGGCGGCAACCAGACTATCAAGAAAACAGCATTCCTTCTTGCTGGCCAAGTCGACATCACCGATATGTTCAACAGCCCGCGCGCACAGCCGCCGCAGCGCCGCGTTCTCGCGGGCGAGCTTCAGGTACTCCGGCACCCACGCGGACCAGGTGGATTCGTCGAGCCAGAGCAGGCGCGCATCGAACTGCTCCTGAATCGGGTCACGCACCTTTCACCTCCAGCGCCTCGAGCGCGGCGGTAACGGCGGCGTCGATGGTCTTGGCATCGACGCTGTGGAGCCCATCAAAATAGATCCGCCAAAACGGGCCGGCTATTGGCGGCCTAACACCACGCTTTTCGAGCCCTGTAAACTTCGGGTGCCGCACGAGCAGGCACAGCCTCTGATCGGGCGTGAGGTCGGAGATGTTCATGCGCTTTTCCCTTCAAGCTCCTCGAACGCGGTCTCTACTGCCTGTCGCAGGGACTCGCCGTACAAAGTACATTGACCCTTGTCGATGGTGACGGACCAACGGTGACCCGGCAGCGTTGTCCTCTCAAGCCTGAAGAACCGCTTGTGATTAATGAGTCGAATCACCTCGACCTTGATGTCTGGTTTCTTCCTGAGCTTCACGCCTCGTCTCCCTTCGGCTTACCACCAAGATACACATCGACCTTGCCCGCCAACATCGCGCCAGCCTCTGATGGCTTCGCCTCGCTGACCACGGGCGCATGGCCAAGCAACTCGAGCAACTTCGCCGCAGACGCCAGCCACCATGCCCTACATGCGTCGGCGGTGGCGTAGGCGGCGTAGGCGTCGTAGGCGGCGCTAAAGCGTTTGGCATCTGGCTTCATACCGAGGTCCACCCACTCTTGGTACAGATCGAGCACTCCCCGGATGCCCAACCTCATGCGCTCCGTCTTTGCGTGGCGCAGAACACCATGCGTGGTGTCGCCAAGCATCCACACAGCGTAGCGCGGCCAGACGAGTGACAGGTCGGCGCCAACGGGGATTGTGGCCAGGAATCTTTCTGGCCACAGCATAGCTTCACCATTCTCCAGTCGTTCAAAAGTCACGTCCTCGAGCCGTGCGAGAATCTGCGGGATGCCAAGATCCGTCTCATAGGCCACATGACTGCCGCTGTGAATCGTGCAGCCGATTCCACAGCCGCGACCATTTTTCCAGTACTGACCTTTTACAAGCTCATCTGCAAGACAATGCTGCCGAATCCGGTTAAGATAAAAAGCTTTGATCTTCGGGTCTCCGTGAAATGCAATCATGCTTGGTCTCCCCTCGCCTCGACGAACCTCCCAATGACACGCCGGCCATGGTGAATGTCCACCGTGAAGCGTCCCAGCTCGGCAAGCCGCAGCATCGCGTCCGCCCAAGTCGAGATGGCGCAGGAATCGTACTCGCCATCCTTGTCTGTGCGGCACGCTTGCCTCACGCTATCCTCGAGTTGGTGAGCAAGCTCAAGACAGAGCGCGGCATTGTCCGCCTCGAGCCGCACAATAGTAGCATTGCGTGGCGACTCGCCGTCCTCCTCGACCTGCTTCTTCCAGGTGTGCAGCTCGGCGTTTTCCGCCTCGAGGCGCGTGATGGTGGCCATTCCGCCGTGACACTGCCCAGGTTCAAGTTTGGCCTCTAACTCATGGCACAGGACGCACCGGCCATCCTTGATATAGTGACCCTGTGCGATTTGGATTTGTCCAAAATTCATGGCTCCTCAAACTCCTTGGTCCAACCCTTCCCATCGCAAGCTTGACAGCGTTGCTCTGACTGCTCAAACCATCCCTTGCCGGTACCAAAACAACGAAAGCACTTCTCAACAATCTTGACACTGATAGCCTCGCGCTCCGTTGGCGCTTTCCCCTCGCCCACCGAGGCGAGCGAGGACAAGACGACAGAAACCGCTTCACGAGCATACAGCCCCTCGTCATCCCCAAAGCGCTTACGCGCTGATTCCAAATAGCCAGAAACGTACTTGAGCGCATCGACCAGCGCCGCCACGCACAGGCGTAGCTGGTCGCGCTCGGCCATTGCAGTCTGGCAACCAGTCTCAAACACATGCCGCTGGAATCGCAGGAGCTTCACCTCCTCGAGACTCGCCAGCTCGTCGTCGGTAAGGGGGATGCCCATACGCTTCTCGATCTCTCGTTCTATCCTGTCGAACTCCGCCTCTTGAATCTCCGGGTTTCTATCGAACTCGTCTTCGTGCTCGCTCACTTCGCCTCCATTCCCTCGAGTGTCGCGATGATCTCCTTAAGCTTTCCGATTAGGCACGAGCACGGGTTGCCTGACCGCGTACCGCAGTCTTGCGTTCCAGGCCGATCGCCAAGCTCGTGCTCGAGCCCCATGTCCTTGATCGTTTGAACCAGCGCCGCCACGGCGTCGGGACGTGCAGTCGAAAGGGCGCGAGAGAGCCGCTCGAGAGAACCAAGAAACATCACGTCCTCTCGGTCCTCGGCAATCGTCTCTGAGACTTCCCTCGCCGCCTCGACAAGATTCTTAAAACCTCCGTCTGTCACGACACTTCCTCCTTCCTGAAAAGACCCATTGCCTTCGCGCACCGAACGCACAAAACGCACTCTCGCCAGTGTACAGCCGCCTGACTACGCTCTTCCCATGCCAGCTCCTTGCAGCGCCAGCAGCGTTGCCATGGCGAAGGGTTACTGCCGTATGTTACAGTGTCGCTAATAGCACGTACACAACTCACTTTTGTCTTTCAATCAGTCTAAAGATCGCAATCTAAAGCACTCCCCAAGCGCCTTGGTGCTCAAATCCATTAGCGCAGCATAGTGGCTCGTAGATTTAGGACTGTTCACATCCAAAGCTTCGATTGCGTAAATAAGACGCATGTACTCAGCCTCAGCCTCTCGCAACGCCTGTCTTTTACCCTCAGTGCTTAGCTTGTGAATTCTACTCATATGAATCTCTCTACTTTGAAAACTAGTTGTAACGGAATATAAACAACTTATTTAAAAAGGGAGAGGAGATATCGCACAAGTACGTGCGTGACTCATGGCTTGCCCCTTGCCTTCAACCTGTCCTTCTTGTCGGTCATGCGACACTTCGCTTCTCGCTCCTCGAGCCAGTCCCAATACGCGCCCTCGACGTTATGCAACGCCATGGGGACGGCCTTGCAGGGCTGGCGCTTCGCAATACAATTGCTGTGCTGGAACAGCTTGTCCAAGCAGCAGATCAGAATCTCTTCCGTGGTCTTTCCCTTGTAGCTCATGGTTGAAATATAAGTGGCTTATTAAAAAAGGGAGGGGAGATATAGCCTCACTCCCCTCCCCCCTTGGCGATGACTTCTGTCAGTAACGACGTTTAAGCTGTGTTTTAAGCTCTAAGAACACGCGCTCTTCCACTAAGCTACAGGCCCACATGGCGGGTCTGACTGGATTCGAACCAGTGTCTCGTGTTTATATGGCACAGCGGTAGAGATACTGACCATCGCAATGCTAAGCTTACACGAACAGGCTAACCTTTATCCCTACGACAACCGTATTACCGGCTACTGCGTATGCCATTCCGCCACCCCCTCACATGGCGAGGGGGGTAGGAGTCGAACCTACATGTAGGATTTATCAGCTTGAAAGTAAAGCTAAGCTTGTCGTGTTCTGTTATTCAGAGAAAATGTAGCTGAGAATCGTACTCCCTGGCTTCATTTCCTGAGAAACTTCCTTTGAATTGGCTTCAGCCCGTGCTTCCTTGATTGCACGAGCAAGCTTGTTGACCCGCTCCAAAATCTTTACCTTACTATCCAAAGCCATGGCACCAGAATGACGTATCTGGCTCCAATGGCCAACAGTAACATCCTCGGTAATCATTTCCGTCTGCGCCGGGTGCTGTTCCGTAGCCGGATACTTGACAATCGCTTTCGCAGTCTTCTTGGTACGATGAGTGGTAGTAGGATCAGCCCTATATCCACCAGTGTTAGGATCATACGTCCAATTCTCCGAAGGATCGAGAACAGGAAGTGCTTCAACGAACGTGCGGATATCATTCATTTGTTTCTCAAGAAAGAGAAGAAGCGTAGTGGGTATAGGATAGCCAAGTACTGGCTTTCCATCAACAACTATCTCAGCAACTGCTTGAGTATTGGCAAGATCCTTGACAGCCTCAATATCCAAGACTTCTTTTAGAATACTCCTAAGCTTCTGCATAGACTCGTCAACATGCATCTGTACCAGTTTACGTTCAGGAGGGTAGGACTCACTGTTCTCATCTTTTGGCACGTAAGTTTTGGTAAAACCCTCGAACAGCTCAGGCTTGCTGCTCGCCCTATGGAGGGCAGTGACCTCCGCAGTAGCTTTGGACTTCAAATCCTTCTCGACTGCAATAATTTGACTGAGACGCATAGAAATATCCTCTCTTGAAAAAAGATTGAAATTAAATACCAGCCTTTTTAAGCGCAGCTTTTACTTCTTTGAATATCGTACTGGGATCATCATTCCAAATTGTAATATCTACTAAACCAATCACGTCAATTAACTTGCACATCCACTCATTCAACTGTTTATCACCTACAGCACACTTACGGATAGCTCCCATAACGCACCAACAAACCACATCCCGATCGCACGGAGATACTACCATGCCTCTCTTATCCCGAGCAGAGCAACCCTGAGTCCACCTTTTAGGGCTACTCAATAACTGACTTGGTAGCATTTGCGCTCCTGTACGTTAATAACTTACTTATTAAACCAGGAATAATTTCAAGAAGTCTGTGACTAAATCCATGCTTAGAAAGCTCGAGCACCGCAACAAGATCTTTTGTTTCAAGCTTAGTAGGAGGCACATAAGAAACCATTTCAACACATGTCTTACACACAAATATCGGTGTACCCTCGTCAACGCTTAGCAGTATACCACGACCGCAGAGAGAGCAAACAAAAAACGGCTATTTTTGTAAAATTTCTTTGCTCATTCGTACTTGCTGTTTAGTGTCATGAGATCTCCAACTCTACCAGCAGTAATCAAACAACCTCTTGTGACTGCTTCCAGCAGCTTTTGAAACATCTCCACAGGTATGGCTTTCAAAGAAGACCAAGCTGGATTATCTATCAGCGCTATAATCTCCTTATTAAACTATTTTTACAAATTTTATACCTTATTATTTCATAAAACTTTCCCAGTCAATCATCCCATTCTTCAAAATACCTTCTGAGCGCAGCAGCTATTCAGTCTCATTTGCTGTCCAACCGTGGATTACCCAAACGCTATCAGGCAGCCTTTGACCTTCAAACTACACAATCCCATAGACTCAAGACCAGGGCGTATTACTCACATCAATTAAGTGCTTTCAGTCCCCGTATCCTTTAACTACAGGATGTCTCAGTTCAATGTAACATCAACTACTTTAGTCAGCTTAAAATGTTGTCCTTCAACTTTATTATAAGTCAAGAGTCTTTCTTTATTTAGGAGATTTATTTCCTGTACTTTATCTTTACTTCCCTTGATTTGTATGCAATATTTCACTACCATTCCCTCTAACGGTCCGTCTATCAGCTCTGCTACACCACTTACATACCACACAATCTGATTCTTCTTCTATTCTTTTAAGCTTTCCACAATAGTAACACTTCACATATCGTTGGCAATCTACTCTATGTGCTTCATACTTCATGACTTGTAATATATTCTTCAATCCTCTTAATGGTAGCATCAACTCCATTGAGTCTGCAATCATTCTGAGGATAAAAGAGGTATACTACATCCTCTACAGGCATGTCAAATAAAATTCCAAGAATACTTATATCACCTTCCATCTTCTTTATTCTACCATGATTTACCCAATCGATACGATACACCTCATCATTCTCAACTGGTATCAGCTCGATATCCAATATCTCTCTCTTTCTTATGCTCCACCCAACAGCACAACTACATAGCTTTCCAGTACTTGCATCCTCTGCCATGAAGCTAGAAAGATCCCAACAATCCCTTATCTCCTCTTCACTTAACTCTCTCAGCACCTTTACCGTTTTCTTCAACAATGCTATATTTACCATATGACCCCCCCTTATACCATGCACTCCTCACTGCTTCAAGCATTATTTTCCAAATTTTGTATTCCTATCTTTCTAAAATAAGCTGCTTATAAAATCATAAACTATACTTTATAAAGTATAAACTATAGATTATAAGCCGATTATTAAAGGACAGACAACATTTGTAAAGTAGAAGCTCAAAAAAATCGTATGTTGCGAGGTTGTAGATTGTTTTTACAAATATCATAAAGATAAAGTCAGAAAAAGTCGTGCATTCTGAGTGTGTAGGTGCCAATAGGTTTGACCGACTAAAACATTCATATGTCAAAGCGACATATATACTTAGGGTACCATACTAACCTATACCTACCATACTGATACTTATACCGTCACGGTAGGGCAGCATAGACCCTACCTATCACCATGCCTTATCTACCTATCCTCACAAGACTCGGGTGCCCCATGGAGACGATCATAAGCTCGTGCCCACCGTTCCATACCACGGGCATGCTTGGCCTCCTGGCGACGTGTACGCTCCCTCACCACTATGATCTGCCCATTCTCTTGTACTACCGCCCACGGCAAGCCTGCTGCTACTGCCGCCTTCCGTGCTAGCCTTAGCTCACCTTTGGTCATATCAGTACTCCTTTCTTATGGGCAGCACTATGCTACCCGTACATATGATACCCTGCACACAAGGCAACAATATGATTATTTCAAAGTTTATTTTGTAACAAAGAAGTTGTCATTACAGAATAAGATTATAGCCAGCTTATATCACAACATTAAGATCATATTAAGATTATGTTAAGATCATAAAGTGTTGTAGGATATAGACTTACAAGCGTTTCTGAGGCACCATCCATCCACAAAAGTGAAATATTCACCTTTCAAATAACCCTATCGTTTATGAAATATAAATTATAAACTATAAATTATAAACTATAAAAGTAACAACTTCTTTGTTATACCCTCTAAAACAGCCTAGGATCGCATATAGGCATACTTGATAGTGTATGGTGAAACAGTAGGGGATGATAAGGAACTCTCGCTGTAGGGGCAGGGAAGGCCCTTCCCGCTATGCAATAAAAACCCTCCCATAAGCTTGGAAGCCTGTGGGAGGGTAAGAAAGGAAGTGAGCCTATAGTACTACCGTGCTACATATTCTCCCTGTACCTTAATGCCAGCTTGTGATAGAGCATACTCTATTGTCTCCCAGAGATTCTCATGTAGTAATCTGCCACGGGAGTAGGACGTAAGACCATAGATGCCTGACATGAGAGCCTCTCCCTTATAATAGACTACTTGGGTTTGTCCCTCGCACGGTCCTTTGAGCTTGACAATACAGTCTGCCTTAGCAGCATAGAGCCTGAATGAGAAACTCTCCCAGTGACGATAATACCCATTGTCATCCATAACATGGTACTCTCCTGAGATAGTGAGACTACCATTGTTATGGACGTGGATATACCAATTGCCATCGATACCGGAACCGTGCGGAAGAGCCTTAGCAAGCAGTGTAAGATCGATTATGGGAGTAGTTTGAATAGGATCGGGGCGACCGACAGTAACTTTATACCATAGGCCAGGGAGAGCATTCTCTTGTATTCTTGTGGGCATTGCTTGTCTCCTGTTAAATATAATCTGCTTATTAAACCTTCACCTTATGTTTACGGCAGAGATGATAGTAGACCTCCATGGCCTCAACGTACTCCTCGTTAGACGGGTCAAGAAACTTCGTTTCGGAGAATAATCGGCCAGGAAAGAAGTAACCAGTAATGCGAAAGAGGCGAGCGTACAGGGGAGACCATTGCCCCTTATGGTGAAGAAGACAGAACACATAGTGACCTAGCACGATATCGTATCGGCTCATCCCATATTCTCCCGAGAGAGTAAGCCATGAATTACTTGTGCTCCTAGAGCCCTTCCTAGCGTATAGGGCGTTGTAGATGAACAGTAAAACTCCCATGCTTCTTCGATTCTATGGTCGGTGGATCGTAACGTACTGTTGGCCAAGCGAGAAAGAAAATCAAGATAATCCTGCAATAAGACACGATAGCCATCTGTGGTAAGCGGATTACAAAGATGAATATGGCAATTGCCGCAATACTGCGGGCCATCTGCTTCTCCCCCACCGTCAAGATACGGACCTACAGGATATTGCGACTCGTCTCTATAGTGCTTACAGTTTGGCTTGAGACCTTGCTTGATATCCGCTGCACAATCAGCACAGTAGATATCAGCATCGTACAAATATGCTTCCATTGTGCTCACCGTTTCGCTTCCGTGGGTAACTGTCTGTAGGCGATATCAGCAATACCCTCTTGCACTTGAGCGGTAAGGATATCACCATTACGGCGCTTTAGCTTGGCGTTAAGAGTAGCATTAATGATTGTCCTGAGAGTAGCAACATAGTGTAGAGCTTTGGTAAGATACTCTACTGACTCAGTTTGACCGAGATTAGGTGTTGCTTTGAACCATTGCTTAAGTGTATCATCCATTAGTGTTTCCTTGTTTTGAGATACTGCATAACTTTGATAGGCCTACCAGTAAGCGCATGCTGCTCAAAGACAAGAAACGGAAGCTTATCGTACTCCTCGTGATAGAGCTGCATAGTTGCCATTGTCGATCCAAATGCACTAGGGGATTTGCTGCCTCGTAATCTACCACGGTACGCATTCCATGCGGCCTTCAACGACGAAAAATGCTCCAGTAGATAGCGACTACCGTGGTAGCCGTCACAGAAGCAAGTGTAGACTTTCATGGAATCTCCTTTGTGTGAATATAAGCAGGACATTAAAAAAGGAGTCATCTGGTAGCTTACCAGATGACTCCTCGACTATCTACGTCTAGACCTGCATCTCGCGAGAACCATGAACAAAAGTAACAGAACCCATAGCGGAGAATCGTCCGAAATTAGCAACAGGAGCATGGGGCGCCATTAGGAGGCCACCACTACCGTGAGCAATGCGAGAGCGCTCTCCCGCATGTCCTGGCCAGCACCGTTCCAAGAGAACTCGAAAGCCTTGCGCTCATCTGCATAACGGTCGTGGTCAACGTAGCTAGTGACCGCATTGTAAGCTGCCCATGCGGTACCTGTTGCTTCTGTCGGACCGTCGAAAGCTACGAAATTGGCCTCAAGAGTCTCGAGAGCCTTCCTTGTCTTGCCGTGCAGGTCTGTGATAGGCTCCTCTTGGTTGGTCGGCGTGATGAGCTTGCGAGCGAAGCGGGAAAACTCAAGGCCGCTCATGGTCTTTATCGCCATGCGCCGGAACACGTCAAGATCGGCATGCCACGTCTGCTGAATCACGTCGATCGTCTCCCTTGCGGTTTCGATGCCGAGATGGACCGATCGCGTATGCTTCATGCGGAGACTATGATTGTCTCCCGCTTGAGTTCCCTGAAGGAACATGCGATTTGTGTTCATACACACAACACGGATAGAAGTAAATCCGATGCTGACGGGAGAAGTACCATCGTGCGAATTGCTTAAGACAAGATAAAGCCTCTGCTCATCGCCAGGAAGCACATCGGCTTGACCATTTGCCATCTTTGCGGTCAAACAGAACGTACGGCCATCACGGAGAGAAACTCCCGCGTCAAGAGTAAGGGTGCCATCGTCCAGAAGCGGCTTGACGAAAGCGAAAGCTTCCGTGTCCTGAACGATTTCATACCGGCGACCGACAACGCCCATCTGGATGTCACCACGGATGTTAACGACATGAGAATCGACCGGAGCGTAGATCCCGGAAGAAGTCTCATAATACAGCTCGCGTTTCTCAACTAGACGATCGGCACCCGATAGCTTAATCGCAGTATCGTAGTCTGGACATCCGTCCAAGACGGTTCCCAATTTGTGCCAAGCCGGCTGTTTGTTGCTGAAAAATCCCTGCTGAAATTCATGACTCATGAGACTCTACTCCTTAAGAAATGGTTGAGAAAACTGAAACTACAATTCGGGTTGTCGTGGTAGTACGTCTTCCTGTAGATACTGCCCTTCTTGGTCATACCACACCGCACGATCAAGATTAGAGGTCTTCCCGGGTATCGCCACTAGGATAGCTTCTCGTGGCATACCAGCTAAGACTATAGCCCCCCATCGTACCGGCAAACTACCGACAGGTAGCACACTATACAGTTGTTGCGATGGCCGCACCATGTTTGCTCTCCACAATCAATTCCTGCGATGGCAATGTACGCGATATGACTGCTTCTGCCGCATCAGCGCCACAAGCCGCAATAAACTCCTCTTTCCAGGACGGTGATACTCTGCCGTCCCTTACCAGTGCGATAAGGTCTCCGCGTTGGATCTTGTCACCGTTTGCCAGACAAGTCATGATATCGTCCTTGACGCGATCCTCCTGAGACTTCTGCGCGCGAATTGCTCTCTCCGCATTACGTCGCGCATCACGTATGCTAAGATACTCTGCTAGTACAGACTGTCGAATCATCTGCTATGTCCTCCTACTGTCACTATAGGCTACATTGGCGCTCCCATACACGCCGATACTCCAGACCAGGGACATCGATGTAGTGTCGCCCTCGGCATATGATCTCGTAGGATTTCAGTTCTATCGCATCGCCCATTTTCGTTTCCTTTCCGTTGTTGGGGATGTATGACAAACAATCGGCCTGCTACTGAGTTCAACTATACTCTGCAACACAAGGGATTGCCAGCAAAATTCCGAAAATTTGTCTATGTCGTTACTGTATTGCAGCTTAGGTAAGCCTTCGTTAATAAGGCGCTTATTAAACGTGCCGGCACATTATTTGCTACTGTATGATATCCTATGCAAACGGTATGCCATAACATTTGGCACGATATTTGCTTAGTATCATAAAAATTACGACCATAAAAATTACGTGTTTGGTATGCCAAACCTTTGTTTGGTTATGGTAACGTTAAGTATCAGAATTCCTGACATGTATCAAAATCATACAATCGTAAAAATTACGAGTCATAAAAATTATGATTAGGGTGCTGTACTGGTAGTGCTGCCGGTGCTCCCTGGAATTTTAGTTAAATTCGATTTTAGTTTTTTTTCATTTTAATTTTAGTTTTTTTGAATTTTAGTCTTTTAGTCTAAAAAATAAAATAGCCCGCTTATATTTTACTACAAACGGGCTATCGAGATACAAGCAGATGACGTTTTTAGTCGATATCACCAGTAGGATATGCAGTAAGAAAGCACGTTTGCCTTAAGCTCCTTGCTGAACATCATGACCATTCCAGCCTTCAAATCAGAGGTTATACCAAGGAAGTTACAACCTTCAGGTATCTCGAATCCTTCTCTTCCTAAATTCTCACGTAAGAAGAGAATTGTTTTTGTTTCAAGTGGGGGTGCCTCATCATGGGGGCACATGAAAGAAATAACATATCTACATGAAGGGCCATCCCAACGTGCGTACAGGTACTCAGAATCTTTCTGAACCTCTATATCAACAGCAATAAACCCAACAACGAATGTTGAGAGCTGATGATTCTTTGTAAAAGAAGTATCGGCTACGGATTTAGATTTCGGTGAAATGGTGTACTTTGGTCGTCTAACGCTTACGCTATAGATACGTGGCATAAAAAATCCTGCTTGAGTACCCTCTATGCTAACAGCCAAGGATCAAGCAGGATCTTAGTGAAAGGTAGGTCATACAGACTCCTTTCATGTAGTCTATCCTACAAGAATAAGCCTTGGTTATTAAACTGTCAAGGGTAATTTTAAAAAAATACTATTTTACTGAAGCTGTTCGTCTGAAATATATTTACGAACAGCAGTCAGATAGCCAAGAAAAGCCAGAAGTACTTCTTGCTCCAGAATAATTGTGTTGATTGGACCATAGCCATTCTCAGTAGTCAGCTCTATCTGACGACAAGCGTTAAGCCGAGCATAAACAGAATCACCAAGATAGACCTTTTTAGTAAGCTCTTCTTCTGTCATTGCTTCTCCTCCGTGTCATTGCTAAACGCATGTTTCTTAGCGTACTTTAGAATAAAAGAAAGCCTTGGAAGCTTTTTTACTTTCTCAACCAAGTACTCTCGTAGCTCTTCGATCATTTTTGGAGCGTGCTCTTCTTCAACTTCACAGGCAGCCTTGCAGATACCAAGCTCAAGATACCTGATCGCATGGAAGAATAAATCTTCAAATGAAAAATTATCGTCTGCCTGACAACGATCCATACCAGAGAGCTTATCGTTAAGCTTCACAATCCTCTGCATTATATCATCGAAATACTTCGAGGTAGCGATCGAAATTTCGGACGAGATCAGTGTTTTCTGGGAACTGTCGTTCTCTTGATTTGGAGACTGATCCATTTTGACTAGTCCATGTAAATGGCGTTCCGTTGTGTTTTAGCTCGTATAGAGCTTCGTAAAGTGACACAGAATCTGGTTGGCAATGAGCTGAAAAATGCGTTTCGTCAGGAAGTATGTAGACAGTTGGCTCACCAGAGGTCAAGTACTCCGCTAGCACTGGGACTTTCTTCCCGTTCAGATTTGACGTGTAAATCCACATCGTCATTTTCATTGGTAGCTCCCTTTAGCTTTTTAGCTGAAGACATTGATTTATCAAAAGTGGCCTCAGACAGAAGTGTTTTAACAAACTGCTCTTGCTGGATAAAAGAATCAATTGAGTTGATACCAGCGCCTATAAGTCGTTCAGCATTAACACGACCGATACCGTCGAGCTTACATAGCTCTGCCGCTTCCCATCCAACACCATAGAGAATACGAGTAAGAACTGAATCCCAATAGCCCCTGTCTCTGTTTGACAACACCATTGAATCGATCTGATATAAGCAGCTTATAATCCTGGGGGCGTCCATAACGATAGGAGTGAGCATGGCAGGAAAAGCTGATACAACATGATCCTGCCCCTGAATCTGATTGTAAAGCACAGCAGCCTTTGACAAGAACCCATCACTGCTGACAAACAGGTTCAGCCTACGTAGCTCAAAGAGGTACTCGTTAGTAAGCGATCTCATTTCTTTTGGAATGAACCCACTAGAAACTGAAGGACAATTGGTCAGCGCCCATGCAACGGCAGCATCGTCTTTAGTCAAATCTCTTGACCGAATGGTGACAATGTTCTTCTTCCAAGCAGTCACATCAAACGGATCGAAGTAATTGATAGAAGCAATTTTACCTAGCTTAGTGACAGCATAGTTGGATTTTACTTCTTCATCAGTCCAGTCATCCAAGTCAGAATAAATAAGACCTTCTTTCTTGAATGAATCAAACAGCTCAGATACTTTACTTGCTGACCACAAACCTTGTTTGTTGGCAAGTGTACGGTCAGCCCAATGGTGCGCTGTATCTGGCGAATCAACACGACCCTCGGCTATCTCACCAATCAAGTGGAACCCAACCTTGTGAGGTAGTCTTGATTTTACGTCGATTCCTTCAGAAAGAAGCTTGGTCCACTCTGGTAGCTGAGAGTTTTCGAGAATGACATAAGCATCTCCAGCCGTGTCGTACTTTGGTCTACCAGCTCTACCACACTCCTGAATAATGTCAAGCGGATCCACATAAGCCATGCCACGCTTCACACCCAGTATAATGACCATCCTAGCGGGCAAATTCAGCCCGTAGGCGAGAGTTGAGGTAGCTACGAGGTACCGGAGCCTCCCATCTTTAAACGACGTTTCTATGGCCTTCCTGGACTCTTTTGACTGGTCAGCATTATGGAAAGCAGACTGGCCAGGGTATTTTCTAGTAAGAGCTGCCCACATTTCCCTTCCATACGCCTTGGAATGAGCAAAAAGAAGCCACTGATCCTGCTTATGGTGCTCAATCAAATCAAGAGCTGTGGCTATGATCTCTTGCTTCTCAGCCTCGAACAGACGGAATTGCTGCACATTTGGCTTGGAATAGGTCTCATAATGCATTTGGAGATGACAGGGGCGGTATGTAGACTCTACCAGCTCTGTAGGCTTACCGTTAAGAAGTGTGAGCCACTCAGCCATGATTTTAGCGTTTCTCATGGTGGCAGACAGGAACACAATCCTTGCTCTTGGGTTCAAACGTGTGAATCCAATCAGGGCATTCTCGAGATGATCTCCACGACCTTCTGAGGAAAGAAAATGCGCTTCATCGATAATGATGACAGCAGTATCAAGCAGCCACTGAATGGACTCATGCTTGGCTCGACGTGATCTGACTGCAAGCATCTCGTATGTAGAAACGATAATGTCCGCACGATGAACTTCCTTCTGTCTCGCCTCTGTCATTTGGTAATCACCCGTCATGACTACCACTGAATGCTTGTTCCAAGGATGCTCTTGACTGGTCCAGTCTTCGTATTTCTCTTCAGCAAGAGCTTTGAGCGGTGACGTATAGATGATCTTATCTACAGAAATAAGCCCTGTATGAAAGAGGTAGTACCCAGCAATCAGCTCACCACAGATCGTTTTACCGGAAGACGTGGGAGCAGCAACAACAAGATTGCAGTCTGATCCAATGTACTCTGCAACAGCCGACTGTACAGGGTTGAAGCTTTCAAACGGGTACTGGTAGAATTCGTACTCAGCAGTTTTCATTTGGTCGGCAATCTTGAGGAAAATGGTATGCTCTCTGGGTTGGGAACTATAAAGATACTACTGCAACGAATACACTTCCACGCCGGGCAATTGTTGTATCTCTTCGGTAAATAATTTTCATTTCTTTCAAAAGACCAAAGACCATCAAACAAGGCAATAGCCAGTTCCTCACAAAAGGGACAGTTTACAGCGCCAGGCATAGGATGCTGATGAGGCAGCTCGCCTTCAGATAGCTGCTCGCCAAGTTGATTTTCTTTCATTCCATAGACTCCCGTACAGCCAAGATCATACGATAAGGTGTTTTAGCAAGTACCTCATCAGCAGCATTCTCACCAGCTACAGAAACGAATTCAATTTTCCAGTCTGGGAATCTACCCTGGGGGACCATTTCAGCAATATACCCACCAGTTTCTACCTCAAGACCGTCGGATAAGGCGGCAGTAATCTTTCGTTTCAGATCCTCTTCTTCACGAAATCTGTATTTGAGATCCTTCTCCTCACGAAGTCGCTGCTCCCTCATGCGAGCAAACTTCATCAATAGCTCTTGTGTTATCATTCCAACGCTCCTCCTGAACCACACCAACAAATTCCAAGAAAGACTCTATTTGCTCCTCAAGACTCTGCAACGAAACATTTTCACCTTCAAGCCTAGCATTGTCAAGTAGCTGAATACAATAGCTGTACCAAGCTGCGTAAACACCAGCTCTCTTTTCTAAGGGTAGCTTGAAGATAGAAACCAGGATCTTACGGCAAAACTCCCTTTCCCACCCACGAAAGACCCTGGCCCACCAGTCTCTACGCACCACGGGTTTACAACAAATATCTCGCTTGTTATAAAACTTCTCCTTGAGCTGCCTAGCTGCACGCTCAAGAGAAATTCGGTAGAGCAACGCAACAAACTCTACAGACCCACCATGAGCCCCGCATTGGAAGCATTTCCATTCAAGAAATCGACCTTGTAGGCCGTAGATTTTTAGTGAAGGCTTCTTATCGATATGAGATGGACAGTGAATAAATCCAGAGTTGTTTGTGGAAATATTTAAGATAGACAGTAGCTTGGCAATTGGAATTGCTTTGTTGATTTTAGCTATTTCAAAAGCGTCGGCCATTATAAGCAACTTATTTGCAATGTTTTACAAATATTACAAAGCTACAGTTGAAAAAGACCCCCAGTATAAAAATTCACTTTCCATGAAACTTTAGTATTTTCCAGGCGAGGAGCCTCTCCAATAGTGAGAGCTTCTTTGGCTCAGGAGAATCTTCCACGTGCTTCATGAGATGAAGTGGTGTACTTCCAGCTTCCAGTCACGCATATCCACACCGTTGACACTTAAGATGAAAGTGGTCAATTCCAGGCTCAACTACGTTATGACAAGAAGATGTAGATTCGTGCCAGACTCCTGTGATATGATAGCCCGGCTTAGTTTCTTTACACCATTCAATTGAATAGAAAGAGTTATTGCACTTCGGACATTCCTTGTGAGTCTCATATGGAGCACAGAAGCTATATTCATCAATTACCCGAGCCATTCTTCCTCCTTCGAGCCTTCTCGAGCTTGGTCATTCGTACAGCTCTGATCTGCTTCCTGACTTCCTCGCTCATCTTTTTCTTCCGTTTCAAACGACGATTTTTGTTTGGCTTGAAGCTGTGCATAAGCATTACTTTGCTTCAGGTACATTCCTATATTCCATGTGGCACATGCAATAATCAGATACCCCACCACACGTTTCACATTTAGGGAACTTATCGAGCCGTCCATGCATCCACATGTCTATCTTGGTATAGTCGGGATTACTCTGGTAGTAAGAATTGCGCTTCCCACACACAGAACACTCAACATACGTCGTAAGAATACTACAATCTTTGCCAGAAATATTAACAGTCTTCCATTTGTGATTCAAGCTGTGGAGTAAACGGCCAATCAAAAGGCTGATCCAGAACTTTTCGGTAAACCACTTCCAAACCATTTTAATCTTTTCGCGTACTCTGTATACACACATCATATTCCTGTGTTTACCTCAAAGAAGTCGTTGGACTCAAAATCAGTTGTCTCACGTACAGGTGCCTTTGACATCACACCATACTCTGGGTTGAGAACTAAAAAATGAGTCGAACCACGGATGCCGGAATTCCTTGACTTGGCCATACCAACCTTAACTTCCTTATGCTGTCTACACCGCTCAGTAAGAAGGGACCACAAGACAACATTAGCCACCTGGCCTGCACCGATTGTTTCGGAGAGTGCCCACAGATCATAAAAGCCGTTTTTCTCAGCCTGTTTCCTGCCTTCTGTAGAAGTTTGGTATCCTGAAAGCACCCAAGCGCCACAAGCGGAACGAGATTCCATAGCGAGGCGTTTGGAGAGATCCAGCGTTTCGTTGAGAGATTCACGGATACGATCTCGCTCATGGATAGGTCTCAACTTCTGTATATAATCGATTATGAGAATTTTACAATCTTTTTCTTGGCACTGTTTATCAAGCTCACGCCCTACATCAAGGATCGTTACGCCAAGTGGCGGTCGCCAGATACGAATGTCGCCATAGGAGGAATTATGGTCAAAGTCCTCAGCGACCTTCTTGAACTCAACCTTTGCCTCTTCAGTAAGGCTACCACGCTCCACGTCAGAGTACTTTAATCGCATTCCAAGACGAGAAGCATGACAGCAGAAAAGCCTGCGTTGTATCTCAATACGATCCATCTCAAGAGATACGAACAGACAAGACTGGCCGGCAAGAAAGCACTCATGGGCAATATTGATCAGCGCAGTTGATTTACATTCTCCTGTAAAGGCTGCCCATAGCCACAGCTCCCCTAGCCTTGCTCCACCTGAGATACCGTCAAACACTTGAAACCCTGTCTTTAATCGAAGCTCATCAGCAGCTACAGTTTCAAGATTAATCATACTCCTGGCTGAATGACAACGCTCATTGGCAGGAGATAAAAACTGAGCACGTTCAGGAAGCTCACGAATGATATCCGAAGCCTCGGAAAGGCACTGCCTGTTTAAGGCATCAACAGCCTTACCAAGCTGGTCATAGTATAGATTAGTCGTTGCGTCAGCAACCATAGCGTCAATCGCATAATCTACCTCCGATTCAAGCGGTGACTTGGTTGCAGCAAGAACCCCAACTGCCTCAAGTGATCTTGCCTTTGCAGCATCAGATATAGGTAGCCTAGATATGAAGTCACCAATCGTGTTGACAGTAACTATACTCTCATGGCTGAAGAGCTGTTGAACACATATCTTGAAGATATATTTTGTCGCGGTAAGAGTAAAATGCTCCGGCTTAATTTTGGACAAAATCTTTGAACGTGAAGAGGGATCGTCTATCAGCTTTCTTAAGACTACGAATTGACTATCCATTCCAACCCTCCTATGTCGATAGTACGTTTGGGGAGTTGAAATGCGTCAGCTATGGCTTGATCTCCAGTGAGCAGCGTCAGCTTGTCTATTCGCAAATGATATAGCCGAGTAAGAAGTATGTTAGCCCAAGCATGTTTTCGATAGAAATCAAACTTGAGCCACAGCACACCAGTTGATTTTACTCGGCGTTTGATTGTCTCGTTCTGCTGACCAAGGTAGGCGTCAATGTAGGCGTTGATCTCACAGGAATAAAACGTCCTCCCTGATCGAATAACACTGTACGCCAATACATTCAGTGTGCTCAACCGATCAAGAGAAGTTCCACCTGTAAGAAATATAAACCGCTTATTATCCAACTCTCCTTTCAACCTATCAAGAATACGCTTGGGGTCTTTTACCTTTAGCTTAGCAACCACTTCTTTGAGATTGGGTAAATCAGCATCAGCAGCGATCTGAATTGCCTTGGTATCCAAAAGGCAATCACACGGAACCCATGCTTCACCATCAAAGACATGCTGATCCCCCTTGCACTTCGCACAAGTCAAAGGCGGTACCTCCACAGTACTTCGCAGCGACACCAGCAATAGTGGTATCATCTGCACCAACCTCCAATAGACTCTCTACGTCACATAAGTACTCTGTCTTCTTTCTACGGTTAGCTTCAACTGATGTCTCATACATAAGCTTGAGCCACTTGGAACCAATATTTTTTAATCGGTCTTCAATGACTTCGTACCCGTACCAGTTGAAGAAATGAATATCACCAGCCTCAAGTAATCCAATAGCTTTCTTCTCAGCCCAGTTGCTGATGCATATTGAAGCTTCTGCCTCAATTGGCACACTGAAAAGACTCTTTCCATTCCTCTCAAAGGTAGTCATGCTCTTAATTATAGTATCGACTACAGACATACCATCAAGCATGTGCCAGTTAACAACAAGCTCATCATGAACTGAGAACAACAATCGAGAACGAAGATTGCTCAGCTCTCTTACCACACGAATCATAGCAATCTTTATCATATCGGCGGCGGTACCCTGGATCAAAGAGTTGACACCAGTATAAGAAAGATCACATGGAATCGCGCGGTGCCTGCCAAAAGGATTGTCTATGCCACCGTTAGCCTTTACATACCGCTCCACGGCATTCTTGAAATCAAGCACACCAGGAAACGTATCATTATACTGTTTGATAAGCTGCTGGCAGCGCTGCCTTGGCACACCCGTCTTGACTACAAGGTTGTCTATTCCGCTTCCATATAGTTGGGCAAAAGAGAAAGTTTTACTGACTGATCGCTGCTCTTTGGTTACTTGATCCGCAGGCACATCAAACAGTTTAGCTGCTACAGCACCATGGAAGTCAAGCCCTGCACGAAATATCTTTAATAGCTCCGGGTCTTTAGAAAAGTGTGCCAACAAGCAGTACTCAATCTGCTTCAAATCTACCGTTAGCAGAACAGAGTTATACTTTGGAAGGATTGCACGTCGAATAGAGTAATCCTTCGTGTCCTTTGTTTCCCTTGGGAGAGTCTGAAGCGGTGGGTTGCTACACCCAAACCGACCTGTCCTGGCTGACTCCTGACGAAGCGACGTGAATATAAGCGGCTTATTAACCGCCACACCAAGGATCTGATCTACATAAGTAGCCTTGATCTTGGAGGCGTACCTGTATGCGAGCAGCTCATCAATAAACGGAAACTGTTTTGCCTGCTTCTCTATACAGGCGGCATCATACGATTCAGTCTCAACACGAACCTGCTTACCATTCTCGATCTTCTTTCTTGTCCGTAGCTCAGACTTCACACCCTTGGCAACAAAGACTTCCTTAAGGGCAGGGTTTGAATCTATATCGAACTGCTTACCCACTAGCTCAAAGACCTTTGCTCTTCTTCTCTCTATCTCGTCAGTTGTAGCTATCTGAAGAGATTTTAGATAATCTATGTCAACTTTCACCCCTGCTTCTTCTACAGCAATGACAGAATATAGTAGCGATCGCTCGACGTTGTTGTACAAGCTAAGAAGCTTGGCATTGTTTTTCAGCTCATGGGCGTACTTCAAGTACAGCACCGTCGTCCAATAGATATCCGAGCAACAATACTTACCAAGGATATCAGGTGGAACTTTGATGTAAGCACCAGGCTCTACATAAGTGGAGCTACACTTGATCTTGTTAGCCCTACACCAAGCTTGAAGCTCCTTCCACTCTATATGCTCAGCCTGAAATTCATAATCCATCAATGAGTCAAGAGCAACAGATTCGTACTGTGTTCTGAGAAGTCTAGCCACAACTTGAATATCATGTAGTGGATTCAACCGTAAATTATATCTCGCATGGATAAAATGCGAATCAAATTTAATGTTCGCACCAATCTTCGGTACCCCACAATACAGCTTCTGTGCAATTCGATCTGGAAGACCAAAACAAGAAGGCAAGTAAAACGAATAGACAGCCCGATCTCTAAAGAAACCAAATCCTACCCCAACAATAGATGTTTCTTTATTCCACCAGTCCAGCCCACCAGTCTCAATGTCAAATATAATGAAGCTCTTCTCTGACTCAACGTATTGACACAATATCTCTACCTGCTCATTGTTTGAAATAACAAGACGAGCGTGTTTAGGTAACTCTACTTCAGCCACGACGAAGCTCCTCTACCTGTTTCTTCAGTCGTTTTCTCTGCTCATTTTTCCTAATATTCTCTTGGTGAGCGCATTTCGCGCAAGTCAGCTTACCAGATCTAGCTGGGCTTGAGCATGAATAGCACAAACCTTTTATCTTTTTCTTGGCTCTACATTTTGCCGTTCTATCACTTATTTTTTTACGACAGCTATCGCAAGCAATGAACTCACCGACATAAGGCAAGTGACACATGGCACACTTGCCTACAGTACGGCCTTCCCTTTTCATCACCAACCTCCAAGACCACAGAGCACTACTTCTGATTTAGGCTACGTAACCAATCAAAATTCTTCCTGATCCTCCTTATGTGAAGATAGCTGAAGAACACGAACACCGGCATGAACAGGCAGGTGAACAACATAAAGAATACCGCCAAAGCAAGAAGTATAGGTGATATAGGGTCCATTCAATCCTCCTTGTATAAAGTATCCAACACTTCTTTCGTTGTGCTTAAGATCATATTTATAGTCTCTAAGCTGTCTTCGCTTTTAACTGACTTGAGCATGGTAGCAAACATCCTACAAAGAGTAAACCCAACAAGTTTTTCAGCCGTAGCTTGAATCAACTGATTGATCGCATTTCGTTCCTGCTTTCCGATTAAAAGTGAATCAAAAAATTTTTCTTGTAACTCACACAGTGCTTTACCTGCTTTATCAAAATCTTCTAGTTTTCGCTCATACAACTCGATTGCTAGTAATAATTTTTCTGAGATCATATATAATCTGCTTATTAAAGTAGTGTTGCCAGAAAGCTCTTCTCGAACACACCCATAAAGTCTACCGTCTCTCCCTCGAAAAGTCGAGCAAAATTTCCAATTTTTTTCTGTATAACATCCACTACCCTTTGCTCAATTGTATTCTTAGCCAAGATATTGATAACTCGAATATGACGAGCTGATCCACCAAGATGAGGACGAAGCCTTCCAACTCGCTGCCGAAGACGTTCTGGATTCCATGCAAGATCAAGATTAACAACAACGTCAGCAGCCTGAAGATTAAGCCCTGCCTCACCAGCAGCAGTCATAAGCAGCACCCTAATCTTACCAGTTGTAAAATTAGCTTGTTTCATAGTTCTGTCTTCAGACGAGTCTTCACCTGAGATAAGCGAGGTGTGAATGCCATCACGCTTCAGACAGCTAAGCACCTCTACAAGATACTGCTTTGACTCACAGAACACTATCACCTTCTCATGTGCCAGCCCCTCTGTGAGAAGCTCAAGAAGCTGAAGATACTTGCAAGACTTCTCAGTTGGATTATCCTTAAGGCAAGCAATCCTTGCAGCAGTTGTCTTGACAAGTGGGTCGTCATTTGACGCTTGGATCAAGCTATACTTTGTACGCTGCTCCTTACTCAACTCAACCCAATAAGGAGTAACGGTAGTCTTTGGAGACTCCCAGCCCATATCAGCTACAGTACGTCGCATGAGCATCGGCTTGATCTTCTCTTTAAGCTCAGGAACACGCTTGTACCCTATAAGCTTAGAGAATGGTCGTGCAAATGGCTTGTTCCTTGGTCTGATCTCGACCCACCTACAATAACGATCCTTAAAGTTGCTCCAGTTAATGAACACAGACGGATCAAGAAAGTCAAATATACCATAGACCTCTTCATACCCATTCCCAACAGGAGAGGCATTGAGAGCAAATTTATACTTGGTATCCTTGAAAGCAGCCTTTAGAGCATGTCGAGCTTTGGTAGCGCGGCTCTTGATCTTCCAGGCTTCGTCAAGAATCACTACGTCAGGCTTGAATGCAGCAGCAAGACCTGATTCCTGATCGTTACGAAAAGATTCATAGCTGACAATCTTGATCGGTTCTGGACCATTATACCCGCCATCTCTCTTACTAGCAGCGCCATCTATCACAGAAGGGGCATAGGAGGGCCAGAAATCCTTCTGAAGCGCATTGAGGATCTCCAGCCGCCATTGGTACTTTACTGAGCTGGTTGTCACCACAAGGGCAGTCTGAGCCCTTCCTGTGGCCTTTAAAACGACAAAGGCACCTATAGCCGACAGGGTTTTGCCGAGCCCAACGTCATCAGCCAGATAGAAGCGCTTGGCAACGGACATGAGCATCGCTGCTCGTTTCTGCCCCTTCCACAGCGGAATTCGGAAATGAGTATCAAGTGACTCGTGGTACTTGAACTCACCTGCAAACTCAATGGACCTGGCTATTACTTCAGCAAAGGAACGATTCGAAGACTCGATCTCCCTGTTGCGAAGATCAAGCTCTTTCCACCACTCTTTACACTCTACTCTAATCTGTGGCAACCACCACCAGCTAGACCAATACCAATCGCCCTGCTTTGCCTTTCGCAAGAAAGATGGAGTCGGCTTATCTTTTGGAAGGTCTCTGACAAACAAAGTCCCGTCAAGGACCAGCGCTGCTTGCATTGTTATTCTCGTACACAGAATATAAGCGGCTTATAAACTCAGATAGTCTGTTCGTATTCGCAGAGAAATACTCCTTGAGCTTCTCCTCCCCGTGGGCAAGACGCTCTTCCTCCTTACCTGTTGGTTTAAAGAAGTAGTGCGATCCGTTAGCATATATCACACCAGCATTGACCAAGCAACGCCTGAGATGATCAAGACGATCAATCCCACCATCTCCAATCAAGAATTCAGTGACAAGAGTTTTAATCGCTGCTGTCTTCTGCTTGGTCAACCGGAGACGATGTACAAATCGTTCTCCATCCTTGCCGACCTTTCGCATCTCACAACGAATTGAAGCATAGAACTTCAGAGCTACGCCGCCAGGTGTAGTCGTTGGATCAATCCTCAGCTCATAGGGATTACCACCAATCTTCTGCCGAAGCTGATTGATGAAGATTATAGAGGTCTTGTGTATATCCAGCGTACCCGTAATAACACGAAGAGCCTGCCCGAGCTTCCTTGCCTGCAACCCTACAGAGTAATCCTCTATGGGACCTTCAAGCTCGTCCTTTGGCACCATAGAGGCAACCGAATCAATCACAACGAGACCGATCCCACCAGTCTTGACAAGCTCATTGGCTGCGTCAAGGCCCTGCTCCATGTACTTTGGAGTGTCATATAGCCACAGCTCTTCTTCAAATGCCAAGCCAATACGCCTGAAGTACGACAAGTCAACAGAATGCTCATAATCAAGATACAGCACTCGTTTACCTGCAAGCTGAAACGCTCTTGCTATCTCAGCAGTAAGCGTTGTCTTCCCTGAGCCTTCAAAGCCATACAACTCAATAGCTCTGCCAAGTGGTACACCACCACCAAATAGATAGTCAACACCAGCAATACCAACCTTCAACCTGGGAACATTCTCCGGCTTGCCAGAGAACATACCCCTGTCCTTTTTTAAGGAGGCCAACAGCTTTTGAAACGGTGCGTCAGACACGAGCTTTCATGTACTCCTTTTGTTTGACTTCATAGCCATTCTTTTTCATCCAAGCAATTAAATTATCAAGATAGTATGATTTTGCTATTGTTTTTGTTCTGTAATATCCACACGCCTTATTTTTATTGTCGTACCACTTTACTCGATACATATAACAATGATCTTTAGCATTCCAATACACATGCTGTGGCATCTGATCCCAGATCGGAGCTGGTATTCTTACAGGGTCACGCTTGTCTATAAACAAAGATTTCCTTCCACCAGCCAAAACACGATTCTGAAAAGCATAATTGCAAGCTACCCATTCTTTAAGCTTTTGAAAAGACGGCACGTCAGCAACGCAAACTATCTTTGACAAACCATGGAGACGAAGACAGACCAACGTACATGACTTTGCTTCTGCTGAAGCAAGCTCAGCAGTTTTCAGGTACAGGATAGCAACCCTACGAAGATTTTTTAGCTCGGGTACAACACCCATTCGCTCAACCAGATACAAAGTCGGCTCTTTACATTGCTTTACAAGAAACTGAAGGGAGAAGAAACACAGTACACGACCACTGAATTTCCATACCCAAAACTTATCATCAGTGAACTCGTCGTAGTTGTCTATACCGAACTTGTTGTACGCCTTACTCCTCTTGGCTTCAATATACATCCAAGAAGGACCGTCAAGACGAAACATAAGGTCGGCTCGAGTATCGTGGCCAGAGTTGCTCCCAGAAAGAGGGACTCGTCTACCACCAAAAAGCTTTGCAAGGTCACGCTCGAATTGTTTCCACGTTTGATTTGCCATATCACTTCTTCTTTGTACCTATATCTGCCTCTTCCTCAAGGTAGCGCCGCCATAAGACGAAGCTAAAACTGTTTTGGTCTGCCTCAACACCAAGCTCTCGAGCTTTTCGCTCTGCTTCCATTTGAAGGATTGCCATAAGTGGTGCAGGCTGATTACCAGTACAATAGCGCTCCCACTCACACCATGGGCAAGTAATACTATCAAGCATCTCACCTGACGCGATAAAGATCGTACCAGCCCCTAAGCATAATGAGCAGCGCATATCAAAAAAAACGGAAGAGCGTCAGGTTGCGAGGAACGCTCTTCCGCCTCAGTGAAGTAGAGTCTATACTAAGGAAGCGAGCGGATCTTCACCTCCAACGAACGGGTTGCCAGCCTCAACAGCAGGAGCACCCATATTGTTAAATTCGTCAGGGTTGAATGAAGTAGTTGCTTCGTCTTCCTTGACGAACTTCATCAAATCCTCAAAAAGTGGGCAGTACAAGCGCTTGATCTTTTCAATCTCTTCCTTGTTCTGTACAATAACAGCAAGTTGTTTTTGAAGCTCTGGAGAAAGAGCAGCAACAACATTCGAGTCAAGCGTCTTGATAGAAGTCTTCTGGAACTTCTCACTCTCGGCGTCGGCACCCTTGAGAGCAATACGAAGATCAACCTTTGTGAGACCACCACGACCTTTGGTAATCTCATGAATCTCAATCAGCTCGCGCTTCTTCTCATCACCGAAACGCCAACCAAGAAGCTTACCTACAAACCGTTGCTGCTCCGAGCCAGGCTTTCGTGTCAAATGCAGAACAGATACAGCGTAGGTCGTGGTACGCTGATGATCTCGAAGACTATTGGCACGATCGCAGAATGGGCAGGACTTTGACTGCTCCATGCTGCACATTGAGGTCATGAACCTACCATTATCTTTATAAGTGTGCTTAAAGACAGAATAGCATTTAGAAATTACTCTAAGGATATCGACACTACCGATTACACAGCGATACCAAAGCAGCATTTTTGAGCTGTGTGTAGCAAGCTTTGGATCATCCCATTCAAAAGTTTCGGCCATTAAAGCTCCTTTATGTCGTTCTGAACTTCGGTTAATTTGATCTTTCTTCCAATATCTTCACGGGTATGCTTGGCATTCCCAAGAACTCTCTCTAAGGCTTTGATAAACAACTGGCAGCTACTCACTTCATCCTTAGCTCTTTCTACCGCAGAAAACTCTTCGATCAGCTTTGTCTCAGCATAGGTTTTTCGTAAGCGCTCTGACTCTTCAGGATAAAACTCAGTGTTAGATATAAGCTGAGAAAGTTTAGTTGTGAAAATAAGCTTGACTGTGCTTAGCTTGGACTTTGCTTCAGCGAGAAGACGTGAGAATTTAGTGTGATAGTAAGTAGCTGTTGATTCAACATGACGAGCTACTTTTATGGCCTTGTCAATTTGGCTAAAGTCGTCTGGACATATAAGCTGCTTATTAAGCTGTTCGAGAGCATCATAACGCTTATCCCATATATTAGGATCTTGCATACTTGGCAGAAGCTGTAGAGGACACAAGCTCCAAATGAGCACCGACCGCACGAGACAGAAGGAAGACCGTCTTGAACCTTGGAAGCTTGGTTATCTTCTCTCCAAGCCGATAGACAGTCGAGATAGCAAGACTGGCTTTGTCAGCCAGCACCAACCAACTCCAGCTACGCTCTCCAGCCATGTTGTATATCTGATCCACAATCTTGTTGAGAGTCGTAGTGTAGTCCCTATCTCTACTGTTCAGCCGAATGATCTTGCTCATGCCTGCACATACCCCTTTGCTATTCGGTAGCGCTTAACTGCCTCAAGAAGCTCCGTCTCACCAATCTCATTGAGGATTGACGTGATAAGCGCAATAGGACCGTTCTGGAAATCAGCAAGCTTGCAAGCAATCTTGAAGACAATCTCGCAATCATCAGCAGTATGGCTCGAAGTAGCCACATTGATCTTGTTACGATCGACAGGACCAGACTTCCCAAAAAGGAACTCATCAGGAAGTGGCTGAAGCCTAGAAGCTTCCTTCTCCTTACGAAGCTCATCAGCAGACTTACCACTGCCCTTGGCAGACCCCTTCTTCTTACGTCCACGCTTCCCCTTGCCCTTAGCAGTCTTTTGTGCCAGCTCTCCCACATTGATAGCGTCCTGAACGTCAGGAGTTTCATTCAAGATAGCCATCCAGTTGGAGACAGTTGGCTGGCTCACACCAAGAGCTGTGGCGACTTCAGCATGGGTTTTGTAAATCTTGTTGTCCAGTAGTGTCTTGATTGCTCTGGCACGAAGGACAGGAGACACGTCCTTTCGCATGAAGTTATCAGCCACAATAGCCAGAGTCTGATGACTACCATTCTTTGGCTGGAAAATAGTCGCCTGGATCGTAGGCAAACCAAGCTTTTTCACCGCTGCCAATCGACGCTTACCGGCAACTACCTTGAAAGTATTTGTACCTTCAATCGGACTAACAACAATCGGAGTGACAAGACCAACAGCCTTGATATTCTCTGCCAAGGCATCAATCTCAGTCAGCTCAGTCGTTGTTCGATCGCTCAGATCGAACACCAAATTATTAACATCCAAATCTTGAATTGCAGGAACACTCATTATAAAAACCTCCTATAGATTTGTTTCGATACGCCTTTTAGCTTTTTCAGTTTTGAATTCAAGGAGTATCTGTCTTGCTTTATGAAAAGAAAGCCCAAAGAAATTACAAATTCGCTCTAGAAGCTCTGCACCAGGAAGATTCTGAGACGACTCCATATGGCTAATTGTAGTAACACTGACTCCAATTTGTTGAGCAACATACATAATTGTATAGCCCTTCTCCTTTCTCTTTTTTCTTATAGCTTGGCCAAGCTCAACAATATTATTGAACGACTCATTTAAAAGTACTTCTGTTTGCTCATCATTCACAGCATCTCCTTTTCTTCTATACATAGAACATAATTAAGCTATGTAAAAAGGTTGGCTGCTTGTTCTCGTGAGAGCTGGCAAAGAATATACTGACTTTTTATAATTCGATCAAACTGAGAGACGCGATCCAAATCATCAGACTTGTAGCTCCTAAAACCGATCTCAATATTTCCACTTTCAAGCACCTCAGCATACATTTTTGATTCTGTGTCCTTCATTGCTCTGCCAACAATACCACGGCTTTTAATGGCGTCAAGGTATTTTTTAGAAATTTTCTTTACAAGGTTAATCAAGGCTCTTTATAAGCTGCTTATATTCGTACCTTGTAAAGCATCTGTTCGATTATTTTTTCTCTAGAGTAATATAATCTACTTATATTCAATTCTTTAATTTTTTTGGTACCTTATCGGAGTAAGACAGAGAGTAATAGGTAGGGAATTACTCAAACAAAAAAAGAAGTCCCAGAATAAAAATGCCAATCTTATTCAATGAAAATCTGTTGTCAAGAGAAAAATTGTAATATCTTTTATGGTAAGGTAAATTATAAAAGGCAGGCACCAAAGAAGATTAGCGCCTGCCTAGCGGGGAAAAAGGAACTTAGAAGACATGGTGGCCAAAAAAGCCGATCATTTTTATCGTAACATTAGGCAGACCACTAGTCACGTTCCACTCATAAGTTTGGTTTGAAGTATCAAGAGGAATGATAAACTGTACCGTTTCACCAGTAGGGACATTAACAGTGAAAGCTTCATGACTAATGTTCACCCTAAAATTACCATGCCCAGGAGAGCCAGAAGAATTTGCCATAGTAACTAAAATAGCATACGCATCAGCTCGTGTAGACGCGGCTACATTGATCTGAGTAAACGCGACAGGAGAGTTTGTAGATAGCGTTACAAAAGTAGTCTTTGGATTGTAAACAGGCTGAGGAAGAAGAACAGATACTGTACCATTACCAATTGTCTTGAGAATCTTATTCCCTAGAATATTGGTATCCCCAACACCTTCGATCGCAGCGAGGTCAACAATTCTGACTGCACGAGCATCCCCAAGAACCCCTGTATGCCTATGCCCTGCGGTAGTGTTAAACGTAACTAAATCCTCAATATCATCGCGGTGAAGAATAGTCCTGACACTAGCACCAAGAAGAGATCCAACAGATACGTTATACGTAAGCGCACCAGTAAGATCACCACCAGTTAACGGTACTTTAGCGTTAACTTGTGACATGGACGCGGCGGCAGCAGCACCAGCAGCAGGAATGTACGTATCATACATACCACTAAATGTCAGCGCGGCAGACATGATATCGCCAGTCTTGGCGACCCTAGCGTCAACGTCCTGCTTTCTCGCAGCGTGACTATCAGCAGTAGGAGCAGCAAGATTCTCCAGACGAAAGTTGCCCATAGATTGGTGAGAAGTGAAGGCAATCGATCCGTCTTTACGAATATGCCCCATCTCAGTATCCCAATCACCAAGCTGAAAAGTCGCGCCAGCCTTTCTACCTTTCAGCTTGTTGCTGGTCGTATTGATCCAAATGATATTATCAACAAGGACAGCTCCAGCAGGATCGGCTGTGCCAGCATAGTTGGTCTGGAGTGAGGCAAGAGCATCGTTAATATCTACTCTCGAATCAGAGAGAAGATCCGTTGAATCGATTGGGATATTCCATGTTTGCATAAAATTTACAAAATCCGTTTAATAAGCGGTTAATATCCTCTAGCGAACCAGTCTACTATTCTTGCCGATCCAAGTGGCATACCTAACGTGTCCAAGATTCTCACTCTAAAGCCTGTGGCACTACGCTGTGCAGCAGGTATCTCAATTCTCTCTCCATTACCAAGATCTCTGGCAGTCACTTGAAGGGAGATACTACTGGCCACAGTGAATGGTTTATTGTACACCACGTCAAGCGAGCCAGTCACAGACACTCCTTCGTCCCCATCAAGAATGTCCGGCACATCGAACATCATTTTGAATGAAGACAGCCTGCCCGTAAATTTATTATCTGTTGTGCCAAGGGTAACTTTGAACCTGGCGTATCTAATCGATCGCTCCGTTGGAATAAACTCCTCATAAGAGGCACTAATCGGAGTTGACGTACCATACTTGGCTTCAATTAGTAGCGTCAGGTTGTTCTGGTTGACCGGGCCACCCCAGGTACGATTTTGCGCCTCAGCAGACCCCCAAGTGAATGTGGCATTAGCCCACGTCATCGTAGTATCAATCTGAGTTACCT